GACATCTCGGGTGGAACAGGCATGCTCATGACTTTTTTCATAACATCCGTATCTTTCTTGGCCTGAATTTCAGTTAAAATCGAGCCATCCTTCTTCAGGACAAAAACAGTAGGAAATCCACTCACATTGATTGGTTTTGTTTTCTTATTCATGTTCTTATTCATATAGGAATTCGCCTGTTCCAGTACTTTATCATTGAGTTTAAAGACCTGTGCGGTTCGATTTGAATCATTGGCTGCCGCATCAAAATGAGGCATAAACTCATGACAATGACCGCACCAATCCGCATAAATAAGCGCAATGGTTATCGGCCCTGAAAGAATACGTCTGAGCATCTCCGCAAAAGAAGAGGGAGAACGCACATCAAGTAATGGTAAAATCTTACCTGATACGGATCGACGATGTCTCCGAGATACAGGCTTTGATTTTTTTGATCGGTTCGTCATTCTATTTTGGTATGTTTTATTAATATAATTTAAGTATAGGATAATCCATGATCTTGTTAACTTTTTTTATAATTGTCGTATTCTCCTATGTGGTCCTGTATCTGGGAGGTCGCAAGTATTTGGAAAAGTTCGAAGCCAAGGGACAAGTACGTGGGCCACGTACCGCATCTTCTGAGTCCATGCCCGTCGTGTCTCCACCGGAACGACCTTATGCTACAAGTCCCATTGATAGTGTAGATGATTATGAATATTCGGTGGTTTTCCAAAATGAGGGATCCAGAGAGGTATCCGATCAACACATCAATGATGCCATGGCCCGGTATCCATTGGATTGGTCCACACAAGGACCCAATTCACAGCATTTTCAAGAGAATCAGCAAGAATATAAGAAAACCATGAAGCCTCAGCTCACACGTGCTCTGTTGGAGGAGGGTTTTGATGCGACCTTGCCCGATTCGCTTCAACAGGACGAGGAGGAAAAGAAGATTCTACAAACATACCAGCCCAAGTGTACAAAGTCCCTCACGGAATACTGCGTAGACGACGTGAAAGCCATTGCGGAGCGCGTCTATGAGAAAAAGGGTATGATTCCTGTCATTGAAAAATCAAAACAGGGAACAAACATCTGGGAAATTGTTGAACTCAAAGAAAAGGATCCCAAGATTGTCTGGGAGGATGACCCTGTTCAACCTGATGCCCTGAAACAAGAGCGCGGAGAGGACGTAATCGAAGTCCCTCAAATGGTATCGGATGTAACCGCAGGGCTTGATCCATTCTTTCAGCAGCGTAATCCTTATCGCAAGCAAAAGAATGATTATGGGGAATGGACCCCTGGATTAGAGCGCATGTTTGCCCCCACTCATCCTGTCAAGTCCTGGTTTTAAGAGGGTTTAAACCATTTTAATAGGGTTAAAAGATAGTATGGGAAATCGTCTTGGATATCCGTTTCGTCGTACGGTCGTCGTCGAACCGGTTAACGTAATCAAGGAGAAAGAGCCTGAACAGGAGGAAAAGCAAGTCGAAGAACCCCCCGTTGCGAGAGAAGAAGAGAGGGTATCTCCGAACCATGAACTTTTTCTAAAAATTCGGTCTCCTTTCTCCAATGAGACAGCCAATGAACCCACTTCTTCGCAGGATGAAATCAAGGTAGAGGAACCGCTACAGGAGGTTCAATCGATCCGCGAAGAGGAGGCGCCTGTTCCATTACAACTCAATGAAGTACCACCTACCATTGTATCGAATCAACCAGCCAATGAACCCATCGTGAGTGAGGATGAAGTCCAACCGTCTCCCGAGGAGGAAAAGAAAGAGGAACAGTCAATCGCCTCAAAACCAAAATGGTATAAAAAGAAACGTCAGCGTCATCATAAAAAATAAAAAAGGAAACACTTATCCAAATGTATTTTCAAGAGCATAAGTAATTCGTATTAAGCCATCCTGTGATTTATATACGGATTCTACCTCTTTCATGGTCATGGATGCCGCGGGGACATGATGATGGATAAAAAGAAAAAGACCCTGATCGGATCTCATATCGAGGTATTTTCGAATAATATACATCACATTTGCCACAGTATAATCCGCGGGGATGAGAAATTTGTTCTTTTTGATCTCAGGTGTATTTTTCGAATTGGGTGCCTTTGTGATATAGACAGGTATGCTTCCTGGGTGTTTTAAACGTAATCGTTCTACATTCTCAGGATTCATTTTAAATTCGTCTTTCGGAGCCATCGTCTTTTCTTTAGTACGTACAATTTTCTTTTCGATGCGAATACCCTCGTTTCGAAAAGAATATAAATACAACGGCTCGACATATAGATAAGAGAGTCATGTATTGCGTGGACCACCGTGAAGGGGATCTGATTCGTTGCCTGGAACAACAAGAAGAAAAAGCACAAATCAATGCGTTGCCTGTTGGAGACATTTGGGTGGGTCGAACGGATGAAGAGGGAGAAGGTGGTCTAGTGATTGAGCGAAAGTCCATCCGTGATTTCGAGGCATCGATTTTGGATGGTCGATATCGTGAACAGAAGGGACGTATTCTCGCATTTTGCCATGAGAGAAAGGCACAGCCGATGTATGTATTGGAGGGATCCTGGTCATCTGCGACGGGTCGTCTACAAAAGAAGGCACTTCTCAAGATTGCCAATCGACTGGTTCTTCATTATCAGATTCCCGTGATTCATACGGCCAGTGTCCAGGAAACCGCCGAGGTCATTCAAGCCCTGTTGGAGCAATGGAAGGAGGATCCCACCGCACTTCAGCGTACCACGGAGCTCGTCAAGGTATCGGATGGAATTCATGTCCAGAAAAAGGTGAATGCCATGGATCCGCGACAGTTTGGCATCAGTTGTCTCGCACAGTGCTCAGGTGTCTCCGTCAAGATGGCCGAATCGATCATGGATGCCTTTGGAGCCTGGACAGGGATTATGGCCGCCACCGCAAAGGAAATCCAGGAAGTCAAGGTGGGAGCACGTCGTGTGGGACCCGCTGTGGCCAAACGTCTCTGGGACTTGCTCCATTATCAGCCCAATGAAAACCAGACTCATGAATAGAAATGAAAACACGTCGACATAAAAGGACGCAACCCATTGCGGTGGCTGTATTTGACACACCCCTGGTAAAAGGAGAAGTGATCGCCCAACCATGTACTTCAGGAAAAGGGATTGATCTCATTGCCACGTTTCGCTCTCTTCCGACGGGGAAACATGGGTTTCATATTCATAAAGCGGGTGACATGCGCGGAAAGGGGTGTGTAGGTCTATGCGAACACTATGACAAGGGCAAGAATTCACATGGAGCTGGCCCTCACACGAAAAAAGGTCGTCGACATACGGGAGATCTCGGTAATCTCGTAGGAAAAGGACATCATCGAACGGTAACGCGGCGATACTGTTTAGAGGATGTGTCGGTTCAAGAACTCTGGGGGCGTTCCATCATTGTTCACGAAGATGAAGATGATCTTGGAAAGGGTCCGCATGAAGACAGCGCGACAACGGGTCATAGTGGTGCTCGAATGGCGTGTGCGATTTTTGGTCGCGGATGCTTTGGTCGCTAGTGCTTTGGTCGCGGATGCTTTGGTCGCTAGTGCTTACCCAAACACCCGTGAAAGGTTTCCCTCGGAGTAATGGTGTTCCAGAAAAGACAGGAGTCCCACGAGAGTATCGGTTGCCAAAATGATCCATGCGTGAGGATTACGTTGAAAGGCGAGATAGGCGAAGAAACCCCATAGAATCATATGAAGAGGGCGCATGTGTTTCCACCAGATCAACTCGCCGAATACTTCCGCACCTGTATCGCGTTCCCCCAGAAAGATCAAGTAGAACCAGCCGAGGGTGGGAAGCAGCGCAAGTGCGCCAAACCAGGGTAAATACGCAGGAGGCGCATAGGCACTTGCCAGTGTAAAGAGGGAGCGTGTACCGATACAACCGATGAGAAAAAGAGCAAATCGAATCTGAAGGGTAGACCACATTGTTTTATTCGTATCAACGATTAAAATAATCCGGAACGGACTTGGGCTGAGATACAGAAGAGGGAGGTTGATTCATGTTTTGAAGAAAGGACGGAGGGGGGACATAACTTGCGGCGGACGGAGGAGGCGGACCTGCGACAGGGTTCTGTTGAAGAACCGTGCGAATGGCCGAGGCAGGTGGGGCGGCCGCTGCGCCAGCCCGTTGAAAGGCACCAGGTGCTTGAATACGGACCTTTCGCTGGGATTTCTTGGGCGCAAGCAAACGTGCCGCCTCCTTTTCCTTTCGTTCGATCTCTGCTTGTGTTCGTTCCGCAGACTCCATCATGGCCAACATAATCGGAGACTGTTCCACCAGATAGGATTTTTCATGATGTTGCCAGGAGATGTAGATCAAATTGGGTCCCGTATAACGGACTTCATATCCCGCATGTCGTAACTGATAAATTAAATAGGTGGCGCAGTCGACAATGTCAATCTTCGGAAGACCAATGATGAAAGGTGGGATGGTATAGAGAAGATAGCAGGGGGCATTCTGTATTTTGGAAAAGGTGCGAATGCGGTGATAAATTTGTTCGAGGATTTTATTGTACGCCTTGAGACGGGCGCCATCTTTGGATTTTCGCTTGTCATAGAGTTCAACGGGATTGAGAAAGGGTGTAGGGGGTGGTAGAGAATTCATTCACTATTTACTATGTGTAATCGTATTTTATCCCCTCCCCGCACAACGGGTTCGATCGTCGCGGTTTAAATTCCTTTCTCGAATTCTATGAAAAGAGAAAGACATGATCCCTTATCGAATTTATTTGTCAGGGGGAGGAATGTGCGCCATGGCGCATGTAGGCGCATTGCTCGAATTATCTACACAAATGAATCTACGTGCGATAAAAGAATGGATGGGTGTATCCGCGGGAGCGCTTGTGGCCATGTGTCTCTCCATTGGATATACCTTGGAGGAATTGTCCGATTTCTGTGTTCGATTCGATTTTACCAATATTAAAGATACTGATTCGGTTCCGGGATGGATCTTACATTTTGGCATTGATACAGGAGAACGTTTACAACGATTGGTGGATGCGTGCCTCCGTGTCAAGGGACTTTCCTCGGAAATTACCTTTAAAGAGTGCTATGACCGTTTTGGCATTTCGCTTCATATTCTCGCCACCGATATGAATGAGGCCTGTATCAAACAGTTTACTCACGAGCTTACACCTGATTATAAGGTCTCTAGCGCGGTTCGTGCCTCGATGACATTTCCGTATTATTTCCAGCCCTTCATTTGCCCCACAACGGGACATTATTTAATCGACGGAGGTGTCATTAGTAATTACCCCCTATTTGTCCTTTCCGAAGAGGAACATACGCGAACGCTCAGTATTCTCATTCAAACCAATATGGAAAAGAAAGAGGATCTCCATGAGGTGGAACTGGATCAGTTGTTTATTCGCCCCCTAAATCTTGCGATTATAGGTCGATCCGAGATTGAATCCAAACTGTATTCCATTCCATGTATTAAAATTCGACTGGGCCAAATCAATATCCTCGACTTTTCGTTTGACGAAGAAACCAAGGATCGAATCATTCAAGAGGGAAAGACTGCGGTGGAAGAGTATTGGCGTCAACAAAAAATACACCCTCGAAGGAAATCCATTTGAGGTTACAAGGCGGCTTTTGGTTTCATCAGATAGACATCAAATGAAACCACAAGATCAGGATGATAATTGGTATAGACAATCAGTTCAATGTTTCGTGAAGCATCGAGTATCATACGCGATGTAATCGATACTTCTCGCACATACCCTGTTTGGATATCACGGTAATAGATCGACATTTTACAGTTGCGATTGTTTTGAATGTTGCCAATTCCCGCGGATTCGGATGGAAATCGAATGGTGAGAACCCCCATCTCTTCATTGTGACGAATGAGACCCTCATAGGATCGATCCATGGTTAGATTGTTAATCGGGAGACGCTGATGATAGCGAAGAAGGGGATTGGAGATACGATACAATCGGCGCATTCCATCACCCATCGATTGTAGGGTACGATCTTCATAGATCAGAAGATGACGTTGATTGTCTTCAGGAAAGACGTCGCGTACAAGGGTGTCCGTGGAGGTCATGGTGTTTCATAAGATACCGATTACACGAGTTCGGTCTTTCAATTTTATCATACGATTAGGCCTGTTGAAGAAATTCCATGACGGCCTGATGGGTTCGTTCGCCCGGATACTCCGTGAATTCCTTTCCTTTTTGTACAAGAATCGTGGGATATCCGCGAACTTTATAGCCAATGCCAGAAATTTCATCCTTATCGGCATCCGCGTCCAATAGACGAACGGTCACCTTTTCCCCGCTTGGCAGGGAAATCGGAGAGGCATCGGCCAATTTCTTGAATTCAGGCATGGCCTTTTGACAATGTCCGCACCACTCTGCCTTAAAAATAAGAAGAGAGCGAGCCGATGGATCCGCATCTTGAAATCCCTCCAGATCAGAAAGGAAGTATCGAATCACAAATAAGACCGCGATAAGAGCCGCAACAACATAGAGGGGGGAACGCTTCATTCTAGTACAGTACAGGATTTTATCCAAAGACCTAAATACAATCTCGCGATACTAAGGTAAGAAAATGAGCCTTTGGTCGCCCACTCAAAAGGCTATTATTACCTGGAAGCCCTCGAACGGGTGGAATCGTGCCTTTTCGGAAAAAGAGAAACTCGAGTGTACACGTCTTTATGTATTTTTGATACAAAAGAGATATACAGAGAAAAAGGCCGAACAATTGGCTCTTATGTGTATCTACAAAGAAAAATACAAGGGACTCTTGTACTCTGACCTACAAGAAAAAGAGATTCAGGAGGCCTTGAGGCCCATTATTCACTCGGAAGAAGCATAAGCCCAAGCATGGTGAAAAAGAAAAAACCCGTGAGGATAAAAATACCTGCGACAGTCGGAGCGCCCGAAGGGGTGACAAACGTAATAAATCCACCAAGAAGACGTTGAAAAATGGCGGCGGTTTCTGGATTCGCGAACAAAAAGAAAACAAGGGCGCTGTAAAAACTGTATTTTGCTTTAAGCATCACGCGATTTAAAAGATAGGATGTCTGACGGGCACTTCCTTCTTTGGCAACATCGGAACTCATTCTAATGGGGCATTTGTTTCTTTAGAAGTTGAAGAATACACAGAATGAGTTCTCCGTTATTAAAGGTAGTCTCTTTTACACTCATTACTTGTTCGAGCATGGGTGGTTTTCCTGATGATTCGGATTTGGGTTGATAGGGAGTGACCTCAACAAGAGGTTTGTCGAGTTGGATCATCGAATAATCGATGTCAAACAAATTCATGGGTGTCTGTGTATTCGATGATAAGGTAGAATCCGATACAACTAGATACAGTACATTCTCTTCAAAGAAGGACTGAAGCGCCTCATACTCTTTGACAAGCGCGGCACTTTGTTCCATAAAATTCTTATCCGTTCGTTTTGACACGTTGTGTCCAAGCATCATGAATTGAACATAGGGTAAGGTATCAGGATTGGTATAGGATTTTAAGGCAGATCCATGTTTAAAGGTGGTCAATTTAAAAATAGGGAGTTTATACAACTGACCTTTAAAGTCCTCTTTGTACTCCTCTTCTGTAAGCGAATCAATGTGCGCAGTTGTTTGACCCAGGATAAAAGAGACCCATTGTTGGGCAACAGGATCTACTTTATTGATACGATAAATCCCCTTAGGAATTCCATTTTCGGTTGCGGGTAAATGGGTACACAGATACAATAGATGTAAACACTCCGTGATGAATTTAGAGCGATCCATCGTTGGATTTGCTTTTTCAAATTCATCTACATTCACCGCAATAAAATCATAGATGGGATCGTACATGGCCTGAAAATAATCAAAAAAGGGCATCATGGCCTTACCAAGAGAACTAGAGAGTTCCGCCGTTTCTTTTTTCTCCTCTTCTGCTCCACCTTTTACGATTTGTTCAGGCATGTGTGATTTGATGCGATCCAGATCGCTGACTTTAATCACAGGAAGGGATTCGCGATATTCAGGAGGTTCAATAAATTTCTTCATCGCCAAGATCGCCATTAGGTTTTGAAGGAGTTTCTTCATCCCCTTTCCCTCTTCCGAATGAGGGAACAGAATCATTTGCTTAATGCGGTCCATCGACTTTTCCTTTGTAGGCTGTCGAATCACATTTTTGAGATCAATGTTTTTAAAATAATTCAATGGTGTTTTGGGGGGTTCCACCCCCTGTTTCTTCTCCTCTTCCGCGATTTCTCGAACAAGCCCATCGAGAGAGATTCGATCCAGTTTTTTGACCATGCCTTCCCAGTCATCATTCATTTCCATGTTTGGATGCATGAGATACCACGAAAATTCAAAAATAAGACTAAAGATCTCATTTTCAGTAAGAGGTTTGCGTTGTTTCTTGGATTTCCCTGAAAACCTTCCTTTTTCGATATGTTCAACGAGTTCGACAAGATTATTAAAAATATGAATCAAGTTGGTGTTACGAATGGTATAGATGCGCGTTTCTGAGATTTGCTCGATTCTTCCTTGTAACACCTTTAATAGGTCTTCGCGATCTTTCGAGCCACCCGCTGGAAAAAGAAAGGGCTGTGATGATTTTCGATCAACGGGTAAATACTTCTGAAAGAGCTCCATGACACGATCGATGGAAAGTCCTACATTTTTGGAGACGGGTTGATAAATATCCATAAATGCTTTTTTACCCTTAAACGCAAGGTCAATCGACTTTTCTTTATTTAAAAGAAATCGTTCTCCGCCGACATCGATGGCATATTTTGTTTGGTAGCCACCGTCCATGGACATTCTACATGAGGGCAAAGGAAAGAACCTACCCTCGAATTTCACACCCTTCCCCTCAATAAAATTGATGGGATCGATCGCCTCTTAGAAGAATCTAAACACTCGCATCTTATCATATAGTAAATGAATACAGTTGTTCAGTCCGGTAATACAAAAATCTTTAATCCATGGAATCCAAAGAATCGGGAGCTCACCCCTTCAGATGCGATCCCGATTTTGAAACGGTATGGATGGAAGGGTCGTATTCGCAATTTTAGCCTCTTCGCACAGGCATGTTGTCACAAATCCTATGTGGACCGTCCTGAGATCTGGCAGGAACAGGCCGAGCAGGGAGAGGACATTCAGATTGCGCCGAGACCCGATGATTGCCTTCCCTTGCGAAAGGTGGACAATGAAGAACTGGAGTTTATCGGTGATCGTGTGCTCGGTATCATTATTGCGTCCTATGTTTCCAAGCGTTATCCAGGCCAGGGAGAGGGATTTATGACCCGTATCCTTTCACGTATTGTGAATAACAAGCAACTCGGTGAACTGGCGAAGGTGGTAGGAATGGGAAAGTGGATTATCCTCAGTCGTCACATGGAAGAGATCTGTAACGGTCGTAATAATCTGCGCATTCTTGGATCGATGTTTGAGGCCTGGTTTGGCGCCCTGTATTTACAAGAGGAGGATGTGGGGCGTGGACTTCAACAGTGTAATGATTTCCTCGTTCGCATCATTGAACGCCACATTGACTTTGTCCAGATCATTATCGAGGACACCAATTACAAGGACCAACTTCTTCGCAAGTTCCAGGCACTCTATCATGTTCCTCCACGCTACAAGGAAATTGCGGTAGTGGGTCCGCCACATGATCGCATCTTTACAATGGGTGTTCTTGATCCGAATGAGAAGATTCTGACAACGGCCACGGCGCGAAACAAGAAGGTGGCGGAACAGGAGGCTTCGCGATTGGCACTGGAACAATTGGATCCGAGCATCGAGTTGCCCGTTATGGAAATGGTAGCCATTTCGCCTGAATCCGCAAGTCCTGATCGAAGTGACACGGAAGAGGACGAAAAAGAACCTGCGCAACTTCCACCCCCTCCGCCTCCGCCTCGTAATCGATCCGTATCGTACCGTGGTGGATACCATGCGCATGGAGGACGCGGAGGAGGACATCCCCGTGGAGGATATACTAGTTATCGAGGAGGAATGAGATCCTCCACCATGGAGTAAATTTCATTCTCCAAGAATAGAATGGACGCAAGTCAAGTGATTAAACTCAAACTCAAGCAATTGGGATCCTATACACATCCCTACAAGGCAGTGGATTCAAGCACCTACACCCAGCAAAAACAGTTGAAAACACAGCATTTTTATCCAAATACAACTACATGTCCCGATATTGAATATAATCCGGTTACCATCTTGCCTTGTTTTCATTGCGGACAGCGTGCGACGACGACCATTTCGACGGATAGCTCCAAACAAGTCTTTAATCACATGGCGCATCAAAATGGAAGTGGTACACGTATCTACAGCTCAGAGGCGTTGCTTCTACAAAAAGCAAGTCGTGCGGTTTGTAGCCAGGCATCGGTAGAACCCAGCGCGATTGTGATTCCTCCGTGCCATTGCGAATCGAACAGTGAATCACAGCCAAATGTGAACCCCTTTCAACCTGTTTTTGATGTTCAATATTCGATGAAATATCCTTCTTGTACGGTTTGTTACAAGGGATTTGAAACCAATGATCTCGAGCGTTGTCAGTGTAGAACAACGGGTACTGTACCTGCTATGTTGTAATGCGACAGGCACTTTCGTATCTTTATAAATGAATTACGGGTGTTCACGAGGATGATCAATGATTTCGTTTTTATGCGATACATACAAACGAAATAGAGTATCGTTTCTTAATAGAGTAACGAGGATGTCTTCTGAAGAGAAAAAGGCCAAACCGTCTCAAATTAGGGGTCCTATACCACCTTCTCTTTTAAAGAAGGCTCCCCTTCCAAAACAAGCGGATGTGCCACCTTCTGCGGCAGGTGTTCCATTAAAACCAAGTTCAGTGGTTCAAAAGATATCCGAAGCGGAGCGTCTAAGCATGTTACAAAAATTTCCAAAGACGAATCTCCAGATCAGTCCTCAGTCCTATTATGGCCCACGCGATTCATCCTCCACAGGAACGACTTCCCACCCCGTGGCGCCCTCTGTAGCCGCCCCTTCAAAAGCACCGATTCGCTCCCCGCCAAGTGAATGGGAGGAAAAGAAAGAACCTCCAACTGTATCAAAAACCACATTAAAATTTGTTGCGTCGGATACCCCCGACATGTCGAGACGTGGCCCACACGTGTTTTCAAACGCAATTCAAAAGCAACTGGATTCCATGCCCGCTCCTTTTCATCAGTATAAAATGAATCAATATGAAATTGAGAGCAAGAATCCATATGAAACCAATACAACGGTCTACTCCCCCATTACTAGCAAGAGTTTTTACAAATTCATTAATACAATTTTTGATCCATTTCGCACGCTTCATACGGAAAAAGGAAAAAGCGACCCCAATGCCTGTTTGACCATGAAACAAGAACGTGAATCAAAATCATCGGTGGAGGCTTTCCCCTATCAGCGTTTTATTCGTGAATACATTCGCAACGCGTCTCCTTATCGTGGTATCTTGGTGTATCATGGTCTCGGTTCAGGTAAGACGTGTTCTTCTGTGGCTGCCGCAGAGGCCATTTATGGTACAAGCAATAAAAAAATCATTGTGATGACACCTGCTTCGCTTCGTGGAAACTACATGAACGAAATCTCATTTTGCGGTTTTCGTCATTATAATACGAACAATCACTGGGTAAAACAGTCTCTTAAATCCGAAAATGGCGTTACCTATATCTATGCCAAAGAGGTGATGTCATTGAGTGAACCCTTTTTGAATTCGGTTCTTCGTCGTCCAGAAGAAGATCGGCGTGTCATTTGGATCCCTGATTTTACAAAGGAGGCCAATTACAATCAGTTATCCGGTCAACAACAGACGGATATCCGTGCGCAGATTAATGCCATGATGGAATCACGTATCAAGTTTATTAATTACAATGGTATTAAAACACGTGATTTACTTGACTATGCCTGTAAAACGGATGAAAAGGGTGATCGCTTGTTTGATAATGCGGTGATTGTGATTGATGAAATCCATAACATCATTCGTCCTATGCAGGGTGTGATCGATTCCTATTTAATCGATAAATCAAAAGATGTCAAAGCAAAGAAGAAAGGGATCAAACCTTCTTCCAAACTGGAAGAGGTGACACCTGGTCGATGGAAACCTGCGCAGTGTGGAAATCCAAGTCAATACAAGGTCTCTTTTTTGCTCTACCGTCTCTTATCCGATGCGCGCAATTCAAAGATTATCGGTCTCTCAGGTACTCCGTTAATCAACTTTCCAGAAGAACTCGGTATCTTGTCCAATGTGCTGGGTGGATACATGGAGTGTGTAGAGTTTGTGACCAATAAAGCGGACCTCAAAAGCATGGTGCGTATGCGTGAAATTGCGGAAAGCGAGGAGCGTGTAGATATTGTTCGTTTTAATAAAACATCTACGTACAATTATGTTCTCATTTCTGTCTTCAATGAAGGATATAAGCGTGCGCCCGCTTCGCATTCATCTGGTTTGGGAGATGTAGGTGTAATCTATGATGAGGATGCTCAAGAAGGAATTAAAAGTGTGTTCGAACGCATTCGTACAAAATTAAATGAGGAGGGATTCATGATTCAAGAGGAGAAATTTGTATCTCATCCTCGTCTTCCCTTTGATAACAAGACCTTTAGTGAAACCTTTATTGATGCCAATATGGAAATGAAAAACAATGCCGTACTGGAAAAGCGTTTGACAGGTCTGGTTTCTTATTTTAAGGGATTAAGCGACGATTATATGCCGAGCGTAATCGTGGATGAAGAGGTTCCTTGTGAAATGAGTGACCATATGCTTGAAACCTATGTGGAAGCTCGTCGATACGAGATGGCATTAGAGAAAATGGACAAGGGCAAATCGGATGCGTCGGATGATAATGCTCTATTGGGAATCTTTTCAAAGCAAGCCGATAGTTCAAATTATCGTACACGTAGTCGTGCAGCATGTAACTTTGTGTTTCCAAAGGGTCATCAGCGCCCCTTCTTAGAGCAAATCAAGTCAAGGATTCGATCGGGTAAGGCGATTGTTACTGATTTGGAATCTGATCCAGTAGATGTACAAGGTGTATATGAATCAACGGAAGCATTTGAAGAGGAAGACGAAGACAATGCTCGATCCCGTGTCAATTCCGAATTGAATGATCGTAGTAATCTGGAAGACGAGGAAGACGAGGAAGAGGAAGAGGAGGAAGAAGAGGAGGAAGAGGAAGAGGAAGAAGAGGAAGAAGAGGAGGAAGAGGACGAAGAGGAAGAAGAGGAAGAGGAAGAAGAGGAGGAAGAAGAGGAAGAAGAGGAAGAAGACGAGAATGAGGATGAAGCCTCTATGCTCGTGAAATCATTCAAAAATCTTCCTGAGAAGGTCCTTTTACAATTAAAAGAAAATCCAGCCTATGCGGGTGTAATTGATCTAATTCTAAAATCAAGAGAGTCAAATGATGACGAATCAAATATGGAATCTAGTCTTGAATCTGATCTGGATGAATCGAATGAGGACGAATCGAATGAGGACGAGTTGAGTGACAATGAAATGGAAGGTGGCGCGGACAAGGCGGAATTATTGAAAGCACGCTTACAAGAAAAACGAAGATTGGAAGCGGAGGCAAAGGCAAGTATCCTGCCGGTTGGTACAAGCGCAGCTGCTAAACCAGCATCAAGCGCAGCGACGCCCAGCGCAGCTTCTAAACCTGCCTCAAGTGCCACGGCCTCAAGTGCCACGGCCTCAAGCGCAGCAGCCTCAAGCGCAGCAGCTTCAAGCACAACTGAACCACGAAGCATGAAACGCGCAAAACCGGTTTCAAGTGTAGCATCATTAAGCGCAGCGCCATCAAGTGCCACGGCTTCCAAGCCAGAGGCGACTTCCAAGCCAGAGGCAACCGCCAAGCCAGAGGCAACTGCCAAGCCCGTTGTGTTAAACAAACCCGTGGCCGCCGCAAAGGCAGAAGCGACTCCTGTGACTACAGAAGTACGTAGCATGAAACGTGTGAAGCCTGCGTCAAGCGTAGCGGCATCAAGCGCAACGGCATCAAGCGCAACGGCATCAAGCGTAGCGGCCTCAAGCGCAGCGGCCTCAAGCACAAAAGAAACTCCATCCTCCATCATTGCCCCTCCTATTACTGAACAGCTCTCGCTTACACAGGCAAAATCAGTACCCGTTGCCGCTTCAAAATCGGAACCCATGCCCGCACCACGTAGCATGAAATTAATCAAAAAAGAGAAACCCGCGATCGAGACCACTCTATTGTCCGCTACAAAGGAAAAGGGAATCAAGGAAAGCGAAAAGGAAGTCTATCGCCCTAAATTGGAGAGCCGTGTCTTGACCACAGAAGAGAAGCAAATGATCTCTGAATCAGGAAAATCCTCCTCTCGTCAAGTCATGGTGAATGATGCCAAAGTATATCAAATGGTATTACAAGGCGCATTGAAACAATTGGACGAGAGCCGTGATGAATTTTTTAATTTAGATGCGCCCAATGAAATCAATCGCCTGTCAACGTATTCCACGAAATTTGACAAAATCATCCGAAAGATGAATGAGTCCAAGGGCAGTAACCTGGTGTATTCTCAGTTTCGTACCGTCGAGGGTCTCGGTATTTTTGCGATGGCCCTTCAGGCAAACGGATATGTTCCCATTGAACTCGAGGGCCCTGATTCGGATTTGCGTTTTAGTGAGATCACTCGGCAATCCCTTGAAAAAGGCCCTGACGCCAAAGAGAAGCGCTTTATCATGTTTACAGGTGAGGGCTCAAAAGAAAAGCGTACGATTATTCTCAATATTTTTAACGGTCGTTTGAACAAACTCCCCAATCAGTTAAAGACGGTTCTTGAAAATGCCAAATTTAATAACAATAACCATGGAGAGATTTGTTGGACCATTGGAATTACCGCCGCAGGCGCAGAAGGTATTTCTCTGAGTTGCTGTCGTGCGGTTCATATCATGGAACCGTATTGGAATACGGTTCGTCTGGAGCAAGTAAAGGGTCGCGCCGTGCGTATTTGCTCTCATGAGGCTCTTCCTGTCGAAGAACGTACCGTGGAGGTATATACGTATTTTACGGTCTTTTCCAAGAAGCATATTAACAATCCTCAGCTTGTGGATGTGACCATCCGAACCCGTGATGGCATTGTTACCTCAGATGAGCGTGTGCTGGCGGTGAGTAAGCGAAAGGACAAAATTAACAATCAAATTCTACAAATCATGAAGGAGTCCGCTGTCGATTGCGATTTGAATGCGGGTGGAAATGATGGAATTCAGTGCGCTCGTACGGAGAGAAAACCAGGTATCATTCCTGGTGCGGATCGTCCTGATACCTATATGTTTGATCCGAATCTAAAGATTGATATTGAGATAACAAATGGCTATTTTTCAAAGGCACGTGTTCCTTATGTAGAATCCGCAAAGAAGACTCGTGTACACGATGAAAAGAAACCAGAGAGTTCCTCCTCGTCGAAAAAAGAGATCGATAAAACGGTCATTAAGACGATTCCTTACAAAGGAAAGAAGTATTTAATCTATCCAAAGTCAAATACGGGTAACATGAAATATTATGTATATGATCGCCGTGACGAAAAGCTAGAAATGCCAATTGGTGAAGTGGAACGTCATCCCATGATCGATACGCTGGCTTTTAAGGGCATTCGTTTCTATTCCTCTTCAAGTGCGTCTGCTTCAAGTGCGTCTGCTTCAAGTGCGATGTAATCCGCTGTAATATAATCCACTACTCACTATGTACGAAACATAGTATATAGACGATTATTCTTCCGTTAATTTATAATTATTATAGCTTATAGGAAATTGGGTATAAATCCAATCGGCCGCACAATCGCGCATCATATCATTTCCATTACACATCTGCTGAAAGAAGTGGATCCAGGCAAGATCATATTGAAACGCGGAAGATCCATAGTGAGCTGGCCAGTCTCCACGATTCGCGAATCCATTGGTTCCCAACATGACGGTACATGCCTCATGCGACTGACCAGGAATCTGGTTCCATGTTCCGTTGGGATTGAAGAGTTTGTCACCATTGGTATCCACACGAACACCGTCTGCGTACCCCTTGTTTGCGATCATTTCATCGATTCCATTGATAAAGAGGGTCATACCCGTTCCCCAACTATGAACGCCCACCATGTACCATTTATTCAGACTCATTCGAAAGTTTGTGCTCTGTCCAACCGCCGATCCCTTAAAGTTGTGCTCAATACTCACCTCCGCGACACTTCCTCGCTGGGGAGTTAATACCACTGAATAATAGTATCCACGCATCGCAAATTTCAACAGGGTTTCTTTGACGGGCATGGTATGGAGACGAACGCACATCGATATCGTTTTCCAGCTCTGAAAGGCAATATTGGGCATATCGATGAGTGAGTTCGCATTATTAATACGAACAAATCCCTTCTTTCCAGGGGTTGTTGCCCGTTCCTCAGGACGAAAATGGTATTCCAGTGCGCGAAGGCCCATAAACTGTCCAAAGATACCAGGATTACGAAGCTCTTCAAAGGATCCCGCCTTGGGGTTTACCTCATAGGTCAGAAAGGGAGCACGTGCTTCGCACGTCAACGAATAGTTGGGACCCTGAAAGGCAGGGGTTCCCGCACAAGGAATGACCGAAAATTCATGGGCGTTCCAACCACCACCCGCATCCTGAAAGAACATCTTGGTAATATTGGGCGTAGACGATTTGTATTCGGTACATGCGGTGGATTGATAGGGAGTAGGACCCTGGAGTCCATTGTTTTCAAACAATCCAGGTTTATCCTCGGCGTATTTTTCCATGGCTGTTCGATCAATGTCCGCGGGTTGATTATTGGTAATCCAAAAACCGTCGTCTACCACAACGCGGTATTTGACAGAAAAGTCGGTAGGTGCTCGAATGTCCGTGAGCTGAACCATGGCCGCATAGGATCCCACGGCTCCGCTAATTTGAGGAACACGTGACGGACCAGCCTTCAGAAAGATAAGATCACGCTCAATGGTACGCTTCAAAAACCCAATGATGCGACGTGGATTGCCTGGTTGAGGAATGAACCAGAATACCTCCACACCCTGTTGATAGGGTGCGCGACGCATGGCCTTTTCAGGGGAAATACCGAGAAATTGGATCATGGCCTGGCGTTGTGTATCATAATCGGCAGAGTTCATGTTCGCAATCATCTTCTGAATGTTCTGTTTCACCGCACCAAGATTGCCCATGGTATTGTATGTCTGAATCGTCCTGTCACTGGGATACATGGAACCCTTTGGTTGTCCACCCATTTTCATAAAGATCTTCTGAAGACAGTCCAAATCAAATGGAGAGGGAGTGGAATCAGGTAAATCCGAGCAAATGTCATAGGCCGACAGTGCGCCCTTGCGAATACATAAATCACGGGCGGCTGCACCAATCGCGCTGTTTTCGGGCTGACCAATGTTGGCGGAGAGTTGTCGGACCTCCTGAAGAACCTGATTGACCGTCGCACGTCCCTGGCGGAACATGTCCAAATTCAATGGTGGATTGGCAACACGATTGTATACTTTGACTGAATTCGAATCCGTCAGCGCCTGGACATAATTATTGGGATCGGGTGAACCCGAGAGCGCAATCGATAATGCGCCTTTGTCATTACAGCCTCCTGATAAAACCTGGCGTTGTAAGCATGCGGTCGAAAGACGACCATTCACGGGATCACAGGTTCGATCGACAATCGGCTGGGGTCCCGCAGGCGGTGGAGGCGGTGGGGGACAGCGATCCGAGGTGCGAACAATCGCATCCGTGCTACAACCTCCCATCGGATCACTCGCATACAAGGGTCGCCCCACCGAATCAATGGGTACGCCTTGATTGCTGTCCGTACAATATCCACACATCCCCTTAAAGGCTTCACTGTCAAGTTCTGAACAAGCTTTCATGGCCTTACATTTGTCAAGAAGCATTTGCTTTTTGGCCATTTGAAGGTCAAAAAACCATTTTTTATAAGCAGGGGGGTCAAATGCCTGAAGAGGTCCCTGTTCATTTCCAATAAAACCCTTGGAGAGTTGAGGATAGGGGCTGTCACGAACAGGAGGAGTATAGATCCAACCACATCCTGTATTCAATGCGGGATTACGTGAGGCAATCAGTTGATCAATATTCGAACTCGAACATTGCTCTGCTAGTTTAAGAAGTTCAGGGCTTCGATCACTTCGAAAAATCTGATCCGCATGAGGAATGGGGGATTCTTGGATTGTTTTTCCATTGGTTTCCGTTGTTTTAATGGCATCACCAAACCCTTTTAATCCGGAAGTAGCCGATGGAAAAAGATAGTTCATTGTATCAAAATAAACCGTTTGTTGGTCAATATATTTCGATTGACTTTCCACGTCAAACGCTTCGGCTAAACGGCGGAACATCCTAATGTATTCAGAGACATAATCTGTTGTCTCTTTCACACCTTCTTGCTTCACTTCATTCTATTCAAACGGATGAAGTGAAGATAAATCGAATGGATACTTACAAACGCGGTTTTAATTGAGCACACCAGTGATTTGGATTATCATATCCTGTTCCTCCCCATTGCTGCCGATGCATTTCACCACAGATTAATGGACGTACACCAGGATTGTCTTTATGCTGAGTAAGAGTGCTATTACATGCCGCGTCACTACCCATCCACATACAATCTCGATTGTTCCACGACATACATTCAACGTCTCCTGCGGCATTTTTACGAGCAGGGGTCGTGTAAGGAGAGAGACATTTCCATGGACCGTTCTTTGGAAGAAGATCCATATCCTCTTTCTGATCCACTTTGACTTCGGGACTGGGTGGATACACCGCGTACATCATATTGGTGGAACGAATGGGGCGAGACGCATAGACGATCGTCTTGCTTTCATCCAACACTTGAATGGTAATCCCCTGTGCGCGATCCTGGCAGCAATCACTACGATTACGAATCACAATCTTATAGAGAGGCACGGTGCGACCAAGATCGACTTCAATCCATGGAATATCGCCACACGAGGTATGAATAATTGTATTTCCTACACCATCTACAAAATTACGATTGGGAAAGTGATCGGCGCCAAACACACTCGATTTGGAAACCGTCGTATTGGGAGTAATGATGTTTTTACCGCCCTTCTCCGAAAGTACATAAATCTGTGCGAGATTCATACATATTACGCTCTGATGTTGTAATTTAATGTAGCGTCCACTCACATTTCCAGCGGGTGACATCGAACTCTTTACATAACCGACATAGTTGGCATCCATCACCTTTCCACCTTCCACATTACCCTTATAACATCCATGGCCGCCACCGTCGATGGAGTAACTGAAACCCGCACACTGGGATCCCAGATTGTTACAATTCTCCATGGCTTGTTGGGGAGACAAACCGTTAAAACAAGCCGGTTGAAGATCGGATGTCTCCAAATAGCCACCTGTCACTCGGAAATACGTTGGTTCAGTGGGTTGATCCCATACATTTCCATTAAAGGGAAGAATCTCATTGGGAACAGGCACATCGGCTTGTACGGGTTTGGACCCATAACAGTTTACGCCCGCCTTTTGAGAATCGGGTGTCCATTCGATGATTCCACGACGATCACCACAACCTCGTACAGGAGTCAAGGAAATGGGCCATGAACCATGAGGAGAATCCGCCAACCAGGCACTAAAGCACCAATCCGCGCCATTTCGCTGGGCTTCTTCCAACTGTGCCTTCGTTGCCACTTGCGCACCATATTTCGCACACACGGCCTGCGCCTCGTCTCGACGATAACGGTAATCGGGACCCACCGCAAAGACCTGCTTGGGCCCTGCGACTTTATTCGCAACAACGGGTTTGATCTGAACACCATAGCACTTTTTCACCGCATCCGCGCGTTGCTGATTGGGAATGCCATTGTCATTTGCTGTTCGATGAATCTCATCGTATTTCTTTTTGATTCCATCGATTCCGCCTCCCACGGTATTGGCGAATGCCAATCCCGCATCGGTCGCAGGGTCCAACTCCGTTCCAGGCTGACAATAGGTATTATGAATGGTCTGATCTTTCATACTTGCCGACTCATTGGGTGGCAAGGTATAGGTCGGTCCTATATGAGAATGTGCGCCCTTATTCATGTATAAATAGGACAAGCATTCGCGTGTCAGCGTACCCGATTGATTTTCAATGCCATCACATGGACTATTAATCGGAATACCGAGACCCCACATCGAGTCTTCGTTCCATTGCGGGATCGACAAGGGCTTTCCTGCGGCATCCTTGCCGGTTACCGCACGAGCCATTCTGACCGCAATCATTTCGATAATCGTATCAATGTCCAAGTCCTTCCCATTAGACTTTTGAAGAGCATTGGCCTTGGCCTGATCCGAGGGATAGCCCGTTCCTTTCTGATCCCCGCCGAGGGAAACCCATCGATCCTGGAGACACTCCAGTTTGTAGTTTCCAGGACGGCTGTCTTTCGAAAAGCAGGGATCGGATTCCAGAAAGATCGCAGAGGACTCCTTGGTAATCAAAGGACCGTTATCGCAAGACAGGGCGTCACTTTCATACATATTGATAAAGGAAAAGGGAACGAGTAAAGAAAGTGTCATGGTTGCCTTTCCAGCACCTGGGATCATGGACACACAACGAAATCCGTTGACCGACGTTGTACCTGACAGACGAGGTTTGCGATTGGTAACTTTATCACTCTGAACCATACGATTGATGTCGATTTTAAAGACACCACGTGCGGTTTCTGCCTGTAGATAGCCTGAAACAAAGGTGGGTGGAGAGGTGGCCTTCTTCACGGTAATATCAATCGTGGCACCCTCCGCGTCTCCAGGGATCGCCAATTCCACGGTTGAATTGCGAGAAAGAGACTTCTCTTCCATTCGGATTCCATTGTGTGTACTTGTAATGTTCGCCGCTCCATTTCCTGATAGAAACATCGTCGCACCAATACGAGTGGTCTGTGGATCCACGCGTGAAAAATAGCGTGAGGTATAACATTGTGCGCAATTGGGAGAATTAAAGGTCTGCTTGGTTTCACAGTCCACCTTTTCCTTTACCACCACACATTGATCCTTGGTGAGCGCAAAGGTTCCTGATTTCGATTGACCAATGGTAGGTTTGGCAACCTTATAAGGGTCATAGGGTTCCATTCCCTTTTCTTTGACTTCCCTAAAGCGTGTCAAATGCGCCGATCGATCCGTGGGTGAGACAAACATACCTCCTCCTGAACGTGGCTTGCCATCAGATCCCACCGCATCTTTATCGAAACTCATTCCGCAATACTTTTGAAACGTGGGATCGTTAAACGCGTCGCATGTATTCGCAGCGGCCTCGCATTTTTTTGCGAGTTCCAGGGCATCGGGTAATTCTTCTGGAAGAGGATTTTGTGTCTGTATGGATAAATCAAAGGTGGAAGAGGTGGGTTTTAAAATCACATTGCCCGTCGCTTCTTTCATGTCTTTTGACCCCGCATTGGTAATGGGAACCGCTGGATCGGGCAGATTGATGGTATTGGTCATTTTATTAAATTTATCCTTCGAGGCCTGAACAAACTCATTATGACTACTAACCGGAAATGAAGGAGGGGAATCAAATCCTTCCATTGTCCATGTCTGGCTCTCTCTTAGAAGCATCACCAAACAGGTAACCACAAAGAAGAATAGGATAATGTTGAATAACATTACTATCTACTAAGAATAAATAATAATGTAATTCATAAAGAATTCGTCGCTTAATAGACATTATCCGGTCTCAGCTGAGGAAGCGAATCCATTTCACGTGTAATGATACGAAAGACGAGAGAGGTCTGTTTGTTCAAATTGATCAGACGAATGGGCGAATCCAGACTGGCACCGAATGCATTGAGCGTGCCGCCAAAATTGGGTCCAAAGGGGTCCAGTTGAACAAGACCGCTGGAGGGGTCCTGATAACGTGCCTGAATCACAAGAAAGTTCGCATATCCGATTTCATTAAATCCATCGCGCATGTTATTGGTATTGCTCGATAAATCCGCATTAATGGTGTAGGCCGCAGAAAGAACAATGTGCCCCTCAGGGCGGTTGATCCACTGACAGAAATTACGAAGACTCTGACCATAGGTCGCATCATTGAAGGCAGCCTCGTTATAACCATATCCGCTGATCTGAATACGGTCTCCTTCGGAGATCTCAAAACGGTTAAAGTGTTTCACGGTATTAATGTAGAAATTGGCGGGTGATCCATTCGCTCCACCAGGGATCATCATATTATACGCCAGCGGACTTTCCATGAATTTAATCGTATTGGTAAACGGAAATCGATCACCAATGACTTCATTGGCTTGTGGGGCCAAAATACCGCCAATATCAAAGGTATCAGGCGAGCTAGAGAGTAAATCACCGTTAGGACGGCGGAGATCAATGGTCATCTTCTGAAGCGTCACCATTGGATTGGGATAATACTCCTTCTGGCATTTCAAGAACTTGGGAATCATGGCCAAATAGCCCTGGGAGGACGTACTCTGTCGACTCTGATCGGAAATCCATTTCGCATCGTATTGGAGAACACCGAAACTGCGGTCGAGGAAGTTGTCCGTGCCATAGTTATTGTTTTCCAACTCGGCCACGCGAACCATCACATAAGGCAAGTTCAAAATATTATCCTGATAGGTGGTATCCGCAACTTGAGCGTTTTTCGTACGATGAATGGTGACATTCAAGGACTCTCCAGGCAGAATCGCTTTCACCAACTCAATACGAACAATGTTTCGAAACTTCTGTTGCGCCGCCAAATTGGGTCCAAAACTCTGCCCGTTTGCCGCGGGATCAAACGATACCGTGAATTGATAACGATTTTCCTTGTTGTTGCGAAGCCAGTCGCGATCCGCAGAATAAATAAAGAGATTGTTTTCGATCTCGCGATAATTCACGACTTTCTCCTCACGGACCACTATATTTTGTGGAAGGGAGTCCTTTTCAGGGCTCGCAAGGGTGGGGTAGACAATCGTTGGATTTCCATTGGCCTGTCCCAACTCACGAGGGGGTGGAGCCGTCATGGTATCAAAGGAACCGATCGAACCACGTAGAAGCTCACGACGATCAGGAAGAACCGTGAGTGGCATCGAAGTGGCCGCCGTAGTGGCAAGAGGATAATTCTGACGCTCCACCAAAGCCAACTCATTCGATCGATTCTGGGAATCCTGGTGAGAGCGAAAGAGAGAATCGGCCTGAATACGCTGTTGAAGTCCCGCATCCGCACGTTTCGCCTCCGCAAGCTGTTGCTCGGATCGCAACGCCTCCATTTCACGGTTCTTTTTAATTTGTTCAAACAGATCGGCTGCGGCGGGCCCGTCTTCCTTCAGAGAAATACGGAAATCAGGAATGGTGGGTGGAACGGCCTTGGTTTCATTGCGCTCCTGTGTAAGACGCTCAAATCGCTGCGAAGTATCCTTGTACAATTGATCATCCATCACCTGTTTCACCACATTCTTGCCTCGCGTCGTCTCGTCACGTTGGAGATAAAGGGTAAAATCACGAGCACATGCGCCGAGAATTTCTTTATTGAGATGCTGAATGGGTTTATCTCCTTGTTTGTCATAGACTTCCTTCATATAATGATCAAGCGTCTTCGACAAACGACCGCGTTGTTGGTCATTCAATGGAGCTTGATTACGTTTTTGAAAGTCCGTCAAAAGAACCATTTCCAGGGTGTTTACATTCTTTTGACTAAAAAGAGCCCCCCTAATTGTGGGTTGTTCCTGAACCGGACGATACATTACTATCTCTATTGGATAAATCTTTTATATGCTTATTTTCTCGATCATTTTGAAAAAAAGATGTGACGCAGCTGAAGCATGAATTCGTCATTTACCGAAGTACTACAGAAATCCTTAAAAGAAATACCTGCGATCATACAAACAATAAAATACATACTGAACATGCCACATTCAGAGTGACCAAACTGAAATCGGCGGGCATTATAAGCAAGAAAACAGTTCTTATTTTGTATCGTGAACGATCGCATCAGACGCGCAATCATGGGAGGGGTTTTGTATCCATAGGAATCAAAGTAGTCCACTTCGGGTTTCTTGATGTTATGTAAATTGATGTAGAGGCCCACCCAGTGACTTCCTCCTTTGTTATGGGGATCCAGGTTGAAGATCATACCGATTCCACGAACCCCCTTATCATATTCGCGTTTGAATTGAATGTCACACGTTTCCTTATACAAACATTGTGGTTCGCCATTGGTGCGATAGGGATCGGGCATGGAAAAGTCAATCGGAAAGACACCGAGGAAACGAAACCAGGGAACCGCCTCTTCATATTGTTTCATCACATGAGCAATATTAAAATTATCCAGCCAGGTATCGGGATCTTTTTCCCATGCTTTCGGCATGCGCGGACGTAAATAGGTCTTACGGAGTTCTTTTTTTGTTTGGTCAGACAACGGTGCTTTGTCCAACAAACAGTGATTTTCTCCGTTGCCACAGCCTACCGCCTTGTAGGGGTCCGCACGAGATCGAATGGATCGATATACGTAGTGAGGTAAACATCGACCTTTACGCGTTGGACCCTTCATCTTTGGATGACATTGGGAGATATCATCAAAGGAGAGTTTTCGCTTGCGTGTTTTCGCCATATTGAAAAAGTTATGATCTGCTAATTAATTATCAGATAATAAACAGCAAAGAGAAATGCCAGCCAAATACGATTTTTCAACCGCTGATTTAATGATGTCGATTGGAGGTCATCTCGTTATCTTATTTATGATTCTCTTCTTTCTGTTATTGGACGTGAACATGATTTCTTTTCCGAGCAAGAATGTCAAAGAAATGATCCAAAACATGGTCCCCTCCTCGTCAGGTTCTCCATCGAAATAAACTATACGTGTGATAGAAGAATGGCAAGTAACGCTAATGCTAAGAATAAGTCTACGGAATCATCCTCCTCCAATTCAGAGGATGGTTCGATTATGACCTGGTTAAAAGAAAACGGTATGTTTACACTTGCTTCCCTGACCGCCGTCGGATTATTTATTGGCTCTTATGTTTCAACTGCTAGCTTTCTTGGTACAAAAGAAGACTGGAACAACATTCAGAAAAAGGTAACCGTCATTGTAGGCCTGTCCATCGGCGCAACCATCGCACTTGCCTTGGCCGCGTTATTGTATTTTATTAGCGATGAACGAAAAGCCGTGTACTATACCATTATCGTATCAACCTTAGCCATTGGAATGTCCTACGCATCGATTGCGGTTGCTTCCATTTCAAAGTAACCATATCGCAGGAACAGAATGATGAAGCCTCAGACGAATGTCGTTTTTTGACAGGAGTTGAGATACCCCATGTAACCGAATGACACAACGTATTTTATCATTCGGTTTAATTTCCGTCATTCGCCGTGTTTCTCCTGTCGCGGTTTTAATCATCGAGTTTGGATAAATATATAAAGAGAGAATGTTCTCTTCGATCAAATAATAAAAGAGTCTTCGAATTCGCTCCAAGGACAAATCATTACGATGAAGAAACTCATGCTGATAATGATAGATGGTACCAATTAGGTTTTCATACAATAAATGAAATTTATCAATAAAGGGCGGATGTTCCGATAGATTCAGACGAAGCCGTGAATTCTCTGGATTGTAATCGATCACACGCATGGGGGGCGAGAGAATACAGATGTCTTGGAAATCGATCGAATCATCTTTGTATATGAACCGAGCGATGGATTTACCATACTGATTGTATCGAAAATAGGTTAAATGTATACGATTGACTTCAATTCCTTGATAGGGTATCGCAAGAAGCATCCTTAGGAGGTCAATGGATAAAACGGTTTAAATCGTGTCATAAAAGAAGAATGGGGAGAATGGGCGTGGAATCATATTTGAAAAAGAAGGGTGTTTGTGTGGTCAATATATGAAAGGTAAACGTCATTTTTGTGAGAAACACAAGTCGATCATAACACTTTCGATGGACGGGATTCAAGGATGCGGACAAGATGACTTTATAAATGATATGTCGTTGGAGCAAAATGGTCCAATTTCGAGTAAACATCATGGTCTCCACCCAAATACGACAGCGCTTGGCCATTTCGCACTGTTCAAGCAATTCGCGATGAATATCTACCATATACAATTCATGTACCATGCGATCAATCATACATACAATATTCGAATCCATGAATCATTCCTACTAACAAGAAGGAACTTAAGTTGATTTCATCTATCTTTCAATAGTAGAATAAAAAGATGAATCAAGAAATAGCAAACGATATTGGTAATGCGGTGTATCGAATGACGTCATGGTTTGAACGCACTTCGGCGCATGAATTATTTACCCAGATTCCGAAACAGAAAAAGATTACGTATGTAACCCATGTGTGGAGAAATATGAAACAATCGGTTCGTATGGGTTATCTTGCGATCTGTCTGTGGTTACACGCATTTTTCCCCTTTTTGTTCCCGTTTTTAGCCGATGAGAAGGAGACCCTTGTACCGCATGTGTCTGAAACCCCATCGATGGAGCCGGTTTCCGATCCAGTGCTTAAACCCGAGAAAGAGAAAGATAGTAATGAGTCAACAGCCTTGTAGTTATGCGTGGCGTGGATTTCGTGGTGTAGGAAAACGAACCCGACTATTAGAATTTTTAAAGGTACAGGCCGAACGCAATCAACTGCCGTTTGAGGTCGCTCAAAGTGTATGGTTTTTAAACAAACAGACCTCCAATGCGGATCCGGACGAGGAGGACGATGAGATTTCGGGAAAAAGCATCCCTTATGAGGAGTCCGCGCTTCACCTCGGATTTGACTGTGCGCGCATGTCGATGTCTGATAAAGTCTTTCTTCAGTCCATTTTGACTCGATGGACCGGTCAACAGGATGTGTGTCTCATGTCTTCGTCCATTCATACGCGTTATCTTGTGCTTTATCATGCGCATTATTTAACGGATGAATCCGTGCTTCAACTCCAGGAATGCCTGGAACAATATCCTTCCTTTGCGATTCTTCTTACCACGGAACTCCCGTTGAGCAGTCGTCTTCGCGATTTTTGTTTTGAGATCCCCGTTCGCGGCGAGGACCATTTATTAAAGTCATACACGGAGTCGGCGCAATTATCAAAGGAGGATGTCTGGCTCGAATTCTTCAAGAAGACGATTGAGGATTGGTCCACCGATTGGTCCCCCTCTAAAATTACGGATGTTCGTAACTGGATTTACATCTGTCTCCAGCGCAATCTCCGTTGGACAGATGTAGTCATGTACTGGATTTTTGCGATTTACCAGACGGACTGGATCACTCCCGAAAAGCGGGCCAAGTTGATGCGGACCCTGTGGCATGCGGAGTCAGGTTCAGGCTGGGTACTGGTGACGTCCTATCGCATCCCCATTTTATGGGAGCATGTCTATCTCCAGCTCGCACATCAGCTCTATCGTCTTCGTACGGAACAATAGAGAGATAAAACCATCGTATAATGTAGCAATGTCACTCATTGGTACGTTACTCGATCTTGTGAAAAAAGAGATGGCTCGGCCTGCGCCTGTATGGTCCTCTTCGAGTATTACGCATGTCGAAAAGAGGATGCTCCAACGCGAGTGCCAGGAACCCTCTCCATTTGATCCATATGAAACCCGACGTGTCATGATGAATTCCTTTGATACCCTCACGGTCATCACGAAGGAATGTCCCTATGGAAAGATAACGATACTATTGGATTCGTCGATCTCCAATGAAGATATTCCCTGGGAACTATGGGGGCGTATTCTTCGTATGTATGGAAGCACGGAACCGTTTCGAATCTATGTGTTGGCCCATCCTCGTCTGAGGCAGTTCCCTGCCAAGGGAGAGTCCATTGGACCCGAACACATTAATGGAGGATATACCTATCCCTGTAAAAAAAGGATGATCATGATCTATCGCGCGGAAGACGCGACACGCGTTTTGATTCATGAACTTCAACATGCGTCTTGTCTGGATCATCGAGAGCATACTGTGGACCAACAAGAGGCGGAAACGGAGGCCTGGGCGGAACTCATTTACATCGCACTTCTCTCCGAGGGATCTCCTGCTCGGTTTCGACAACTTCAGCGCGATCAATCTCGTTGGATGGCGATCCAAAACAAAAAAGTGGCGTCGTATCTCAAGACCCCTACCGAGTTCCCCTGGAGATACACCATTGGAAAACAGGAGGTATGGGAACGTTGGGGCATTTTTCTTCCGCCACGCACATTCTCCCGTGAGATCACCTCATTGCGTCTGACGGTTCCTCCTGTATCGAGTGTATTGCGACGCTGGGGAGTTTCCACAACTTCAACGCTTCTTTAAATGCCCTCCTCAAGTTGTGGAGGGGGTTAAGTAAAATTGACGCAATTGACGCTCATAATGAAACATTACAGTGGAACATGGGTATTAAGGGCCTCTTTCAATTCTTAAAACGATATGAACAAGAATCCTCCGTGGTGGACGCGATAAAGGATCGCGTCATCGGCGTGGATCTCTTCTGGTTTATTCATCATTCAAAGGGTGACTTCTTTGTCTTTCAAGATTACATGACCGCATTGATTCAATCTTCGTCACGTGTTCATTGTGTTGTCGACGGCGCTCCACCCAAGGGAACCAAAGAGGAGCGAAAGGAAAAACGAAAGAAGCGAGAACAGGCGAAAAAAGAGCTAAAAGAGCTGGATCGTCCTGAGGCATGTATGAAACATGTTGAAGTGGGCGTTGAAAAGCAAATCCAAAAACACAAGGAGAAGTTGACACTTCAGGCATGGTATCCCACTCGTGAATATGTGGAATACGTGAAACAATGGCTAACGGGAGAGGGATGTGTGATTCATCAGGCTCCTGTGGATGCGGATTCTGAACTCATCCGGCTGGAAAAGACGGGATGGATCGATTGTATTGTATCCAATGACTCTGATTTACTTACGTTGGGGGCAAATTGCGTCATTCGTATGTATTCTCCGAGCGATGCGGGAATTTATGAAGTGGCTTCACTTCGACAAATTCTGGAATTGTCTCCGACACAATGGATTGATTTTATGAACTTGTGTCGGCAAATGGAAAAAAAAGACATGATGACGGCGTACTCCTTTATTCGAGTCTATAAAGAATTTGATGTCGCGCTTGAACGGTATCATCATTTGTACGCCTCTCCTCTGAAAAAGGAAGAGGCATCGGATGAGGGTCTCTTATCATTGAAGGCATAAAGAGAATCTTCCCGATTCAAATATTTTTTATGTGGCGTCAGTAGATCATGAGCAATCTTAATAATTTGATTCGTCAGATGGGCCAGATGCGTGTTGGCAATCACCAGACCTCTGCCGCTGCTTCGTCTGCCAATAACTTGGCAAATCTGTTTAGTAGCAGTCTTTATGTAAATGGACGTAGGAAGAGGGGAAGTAAGAAGAAGAGTTTGAAGAATTCGCATCATGAGAAACCTTACAATCGTCCTGTACGCGCCACTCGTTCAATGACCGCAAAGGGCAAAGCCAGTCTGGTTAAGGGATTGAATAATGCTGTCAAGAAATCACGTCGTGCGACAAAGATGGCAGTGAATGCGGCTAGTCTGTCACAGCGTGCCGTGGCAGAGGCAGCTCAGGCCTCTTCGATGGCTGCCCAGGCGGCTCAAGCTGCCAATGCTCAGAACTTTCACTTTCCAGGATTTCAGGAAGCTTCTTACGCATTGTACCAGGCCCATCCAAACTTCAGTCTTCCAAACCCAACACGAAGAAAGAAACACCATAAATCCAAGAGTGTACGTCGCATGGCTCATTAAGCGAAGCAACTCCTCGTAAGCGAAGAAACTTTCAGTAAGCAAAGCATGTTTCATTACGCAACTAATTGATCATTTTCATTTTTTACTAAATTCTAATGATCAACTGTTTTATAATTCATAAATCAAATTCAACACAACATCTATATTTACAATGACACGGCATTTACATTCAGATCCAGATTATGACTGGATTGCTTGTAATCGAACCTCAATAGAACTTATTCTCTCTTCCATTTGTGTTCGATAAGAGGCAAATGCGGTTTGCTGTTCAATAAGAGAGTTATTCAGCGACTCGATGGTTTGTTGTTGCTGTTTAATAATGGTGTGTAATTCTTGGACTCCTTTGAGGGCAAGAATGCCTAGTTGAGGTTTATCCACAGTATGATAATCATCAATGTATTTTCCATAAACAAATATACGATGATTGGGAGCATAGTCTTTCCATTTTTCACACACCGCGGAGGTAGGTGTAACTGCCAATACCTTTATATCATTTGAAAATTCCTTACCATCTTCATTTGATGGGTCATAAATACCTGCGTAAATCTGTAGGGTATCTCCAACTTTTAGGTCTTTTGTATCAAAGTACAATACAACATTTTCATCGATAAGATCATGTTTTACATCTTCGATCATATAACATGGAATACAACCACGACATGTATCAACTGCATTAGGAAATACTTCATTCACTTGTTGGGCAACTACACCACATTCATCAGGTTTATTATAACGTTCATCTACATAATCAAATCGTACGACTTGAATTCGATCAATTGTATCAAGTAAATTTGTAATAGGAGTAATGTTCTTCTTAATGCGAGCATCAGATGCGACGCCAAGATGATATTCTGTGATCACGGCATATTTAGCCCAAATTGAAACAGGCCATGTACCTGTATAATTAGCTACACCAACACCACCTGTATTCATATAGTATGTTAAATAATGAGTTGTATTAATACCATTGCTTACATACAAAGGATAGTTATATGTGTAAGTATTTCCAATTGTGACTTGATGTGTATCAAAAATTGTATTTCCACGAATATAGTTAACTCCATCAGTGTAGTTAAAATGTGTAGTTGACCCTACTGTATATTTGTTATAAATAGCAAATGAGCCAGTGGGATCTGTACTTCCTACAGAAACATTGCCATTATAACCAAATGTCATTGCATTATATACAGTTGGACCTACACGAACTCCAAATTTATATCCCACTTGTCCATCTCCTTGAACATAAGAATACCACGACATACGATAAGCAATTCCATCATATGAATCAATCGAAATTCCACCACTTTCTCCTTCATTATATCCACAATATACTGAAAAGCGGGTTGCAGGAAGACCATTTCCTACAGAAACATTTCCACCTTTTGGATTAAGAATAAGATTATTTGTCTGATTTCCTCCAAAAATAAAATTTCCTGCTTGGATGTAAGACATAGTAGTAGAAGCATGGGGTGATAAAGTTGTCATAGTACCAACTCCCATATACAAACGTGTAGAAACTAATGATGATAATATTTGTATTTGTGAGTTTGTTGACATATTATCTATTGTTGTTGTCCCTGAAATATAAGGTGAACTACGAATACAACCATTTACATCTAATTTTGTACTTGGATTGGTTGTACCAATTCCAACATTACCTCCACTAGTAATTCTCATTCGCTCTGCTGCAGATGTATAAATGATTAAATCACGAGCCTGTTCAACATTAATATAAAACTCACTTGTACTACTAAATCCAATATAAGCATCGCGTGTTCCACCTGGTCGACGAAATTCAACGAATCCAGTATTTGTTGTATTACCTGATTGTAGAGTAACATATCCATTTGTAGCGGTTGTACCGTTTACTAATGAGTACACTCCATTTCCAAAGATCGATCCACGTACATCCAATGAGGCCGCAGGTATCGCGCCAATACCAACCGCGTCATCATTCGTATATGTATTTGTCAAATTGTTACCAGTAAATTTAAGAGAATCAAAACCAGTCGCAAGATCCGTTCGTGATGAAAAGGATTCAGCTCCACTTCCAAGTGGTAATGTATAAGGCGATATGCCTCCCGAGTTTGAATAATACAAATAACAACCTACACCAGTAAAGTAATATGTAGTGGATCCACGCAACCAGACGATGACCGCAGAAGATGTAGTGGATTGAATCACATTCGCGATAAAACGTCGATAGGTTCCTCCTGCTGGACCATTCACAATATTCCAAGCTAAAAATTCAGAACCATTACCCCAATTGTTATTATGTCCCTCAAACCATGACGTTACCGAGCCTCTCCATGTCGCATCTAGATGAACATCACCACGATTAATACCGAAATAGAATTTACCTGCTGTATCTTGTGCGGGTGATGAATCAATTACCACTGGATAGTAAGTTGTAAGGTTACCACCTACAGTAAATGAACTACCTTGTAAATACATTCGTGGATTTACCGTCAATGTATTGTTAAATGTGTTCGTTCCTGACCATGTATTATTGGTGGGAAGAATACTCGCGCCACTTATACCTGTAGCACCTGTTGATCCTGATGTTCCCGTGGTACCCGTTGATCCCGTGGTACCCGTTGGGCCGGTTGGGCCGGTTGGACCCGTGGTTCCTGTGGGACCCGTGGTACCCGTGGGACCTGTGGTACCCGTGGTACCCGTTGGGCCAAGTTGGGTATACATTACCTGGGTGACGGTCAAGATGATAGAGGGAATGGCAGGTCGTGTATTTGCCACCGCAGAGACAAGTTGCGCACCTGTTCCCGTTGAGGCCATCATGATTTCCAGGTAGTCATTCGCATGAAACGAATCCACATAGTTCCAGGCAGGGACTTGATACACGTTGGTGTTTTGTAGGGTCAAATCCGTTGCCGATCGAGGTACATCGATACCATTCTTGCGGAACCAGATCGTGATGGTTTCCGTGCCACCTGAGGCAATTGACACCTGTGCGGAGAATTGGTAATTGTATACACCTGCGTATTGTACGTAGACGCGTGAAGTGGGTGAGCCAATCAGAATGCCTTGGGATGCCTCCGTGGTATTAAAGGTAATCGCACGTGCGGTAGAGAAGTTGCTCTGTATCGTTGAATCCGAGAAGACGCCATAATAGCCGAGAGCGCCACCCACACCCGTTGGACCCATCATGCCCGTTGGACCCGTCCAGCCGGTTGGACCCGTGGTTCCTGTGGGACCTGTATTGCCCAACACACCAAAGGAGGTGTGAATGTGGGAGTAAGTGGAACCATCTTCATAGTAGGTGGTGAGGGTATGTGTCTGATTGTTGGTGTTATCTGCGAAGATCTTCACTACCACCGACTGATAGGGCGTCAAATCAATGTAGGGTACATCCAGTGTCATCGAATATTGTTGCATGACTGTGGAAAAGATCTGTGCGCGTGAGGATCCACTAGTTACAAACGCGGTTTCCACACCACCCGCGGTGCGTCCATAGAGTTGGAATTTGAGGAAGACTGCGCCATTGTTGGGAAGAGCCGACAGGCTCGCGAACAGATTCATGTCCCAGATGCCCGCTGGAATAAAGGACGATTGTGATAGATTGACCGTGTAGCTCGCAAAGGAGGTGACCGCGGTATCATTTCCTATAGGAATGGTGGTGGTTGCGGTCTGTGTTACCACATTGGTTTGTACAGTCGATAATAATTTGTAGGTGCTAATCGCAGGTGAAGGAGTTTGGGTGTAGTTCATATACAGAAGGAGACCCGAACTCAACCCTTGTAGGCCTTGTGGACCCGTGGGACCTGTCGTTCCTGTTGTTCCTGTGGGACCGGTTGTACCCGTGGGACCTGTGGTGCCTGTTGTGCCTGTCGTTCCTGTGGGACCTGTTTCACCCGTGGGACCGGTTTCACCCGTGGGACCTGTGGTTCCTGTGGGACCGGTTTCACCTGTGGGGCCCGTCGTTCCTGTGGTTCCTGTAGGTCCGGTTGTACCCGTCGTTCCTGTGGTTCCTGTGGGGCCTGTAGCACCCGTGGTTCCTGTGGGACCTATGAGTCCTTGTAGACTAATACCAAATGCAATTTGATCGATGATATCGTTTTGTGTATACAACGATCCGCGGAATCGCAATGCGGTGGTGCTTGCTGGGAGTACATTGTATGCGATCTGTGTTCCATTTTTATACCAATAAATACCCGAACTCTGAGCAGCAACCGTAAAGATATCATTATTCGCATAAGTACTTACTGCTGAACCAAACGCATTATTATAATAAAGATAGACATTGCCATTCTGGAAAGAAAAGCCGTGTGTATTATTGCTTCCATTATTTGATAAGGCAACCTGATAATCGCTTGAACCATGTACACGCAATCGAAAGGTAATAAAACAGGAATTGTATGGATAGGATTCGGAAGAAGTTGCGTAGGATGCTCCAACGCTTGATCCTGTTTTTTGAATGCTATTGGGAGAAGTAATGGTTAATTGTGTGGGACTGTTGTTAACCAGAGTAAAGAGGGCAGGTCCAAATATACCCGTCGTTCCCGTTGTACCCGTCGTTCCTGTGGGGCCCGTGGCGCCTGTGGGACCGGTTGTACCTGTGGGGCCTGTCGTTCCTGTTGTGCCTGTTGCGCCCGTCACACCTGTATATCCAATGGCGCCTGTTGGGCCTTCCGCGCCATCTATCAACGTAATTGTGAGTTCACAATTGGCACCAAGTGTAAAATCGATGGATGTATATGCGCCAAAAGAGATGACATCAGTTGTTGTCAAATATCCTGTCCAAGAAATGGTTTCCTGAGCAAAGATACGACTGGAACACAAGAGTTGGTTGATCGCGATAGGAGCAATATCATTATTGTTTCCACGGTTACGACTGATAAATAGTTCGACATCACCCGATGAAGTAGGTGCATTCATCGAAAAGGTAAGAGTATAGATACCGCGACGATTCATTGTAAATTGTGGAATTGTACTCATCGAAACAGGATTATGATAACTTATTGAACCCAATGACCATGATGTGCCCACATAGAAGTAAGAACCTGCGAGAATAGGCGAAGAGAGAGACGTGCCCGCTTGATTGTATACAGTTGGTACACCCGCATACTGAGCATAAGAGATGATACCTGCGTAGGCTGGACCAGTGATACCCGTGTATCCCGTTACTCCTGTGGGACCGGTTGTTCCTGTTGGACCCGTTGTACCCGTGGTGCCTGTGGGGCCGGTTGTACCCGTGGTGCCAGTAGGACCCGTTGTTCCTGTGGTTCCCGTTGGACCTGTGGTTCCTGTATATCCTGTCGCACCATTCATACCATTGAGATTGACACAATAGGTATTTCCTGTAAGAGGTGATGCATTGATGTACCATTCACCAATTTCCATGTAGGTAGAACCTTGTCCGCCATAATTCATCAAATAATTACCAATCAGACGGAAGGAGGTATAGGTGGTAGTCGCATAGGCGGGAAAAGAGGTGGTAGCTACAGTGCCTACCATTCCAGATGTGAATGTTTGGGTACCCGTGAAATTAATGAGAATATTCGAGGATGAACCCGTAAAATTACTGATATTAAATGTACCATATTGTAATGGATACCATGTTGTTCCGTCATTTGAACCAGCAATATAATAAATGCGAGGTGTATTGGTATCCGCCCAGGGATTGGGACCAATGCCAAACGCAAAGGAATTCATGACCAATGGGGAAGAGGATTGAATCTGTAACCATTCACCTGCAATGGATCCGAGACCCTGAAGGGTCGTAAGGGGTGAACTGCCTGAAGTAGCTCCATTAGATTGATAGGTGCCTGGACTGTTGGTGGATAACCAACCATCGCTATTTGTGTTGTTAAAGGCTTTCCAATTGGCCCAGAAAGGGATTTCGGAACTGGAGGTAACCGACCAGTTAATTCCACTCTTTGTCCAACTGGTAGTGGTTAATCCAGATAAATTAGGCATGATGGATGTACCAGGAGTGCCAGCAGTAAAGGAACCTGTAATGTTATCAATTTGATTAATCACCAACGCACCCGTGGATGCATTATAGGATTGAACATATCCTTGGAATTGGTTTGCCGAATTGTTACAATCAATGACACTTACTGTATTTCCAGGAATGTAAGCAAGTTCTTTTCCAACGGTAAGACTGACGGAACCATTGTATGTTGGAGTAATGCTTGTAGAGGATGTCGTTTGTGTAAGATAATGATCTCCTTGAATGCCTGTGGGGCCCGTCGTTCCCGTGGGACCAGTGGTTCCTGTGGGACCGGTTGTACCTGTGGTTCCCGTGGGACCCGTCGTTCCTGTTTCACCGGTTGGACCGGTTGTGCCCGTGGTTCCCGTCGTTCCTGTCGTACCTGTATTACCGTCGATACCACTGAGGTTTACATAATAGACGGTGGGGGTAGTATAGGTTCCCGTGATATTTGTAATTTGACCGATCGTGATCGCGCCTGTATAGGTATTATAGGCCGAAACAATACCTTGAAAACGACCCGTGGAAGGAACACCAGAGGAATAGCTCGTTGTGGTGGAGCCACTGTATACATTGTTGCTTCCTGTGTAGGTCGTGGTGGGAATATCTCGAAAATTGGACTGATCGATGCTTCCAAGGGTCTGGCCATTGTTTCGTGTGAGCCAATAAAGATATCCAGAACCTGAACTCTGGGGTTCGCTGAAAGAGGTGGTCAGAACGTATCCTGCTTCTGTGTTCGAGCTCATGGTCGGCGGGTAGACCGCTCCATCCAACATAAACGAATTGGAAAAGGTGGAACCTGTACACAGATTAAAGGCCGTCAATGCCAAGTACGAGTATGGATTACCGCCTGCGGAGGTGTTGATTTGAGTGATGACGAGACGGTAATACGAGTATGGAACAGGAGAATTGATCGCATAGGTATTATAACGAGCGGGATTCGGAAGATTGGAAGAAGACAACCATACCGTTTGATTGCTTCGTGAATCCGCCACATACCAGGCAGATCCATCATTCGAACCCAAAAGGGTCCAGGACAATGGATAGCGGTATTGACCTGCGGAAGAGACATCACGTGTCGCAAGCTGGTAATAGGTTGCGGTAATCGCGGTTGGCATCTGGATTTGATTCCAGTCTCCAAGAAGGTTGGTCGAGGTAACGACTCCTGTTGTATTTACGACCACGGAACATCCTGGTGTATATGCGAGTCCTGTGCCAACCGTCATGCTAACCGAATTGTATTCAACGGGACTAATCGATGTGGGAGTTGTGGTTTGGGTGGGATACACGGAACCCGTTGGACCGGTTGTACCTGTGGGTCCTGTGGTGCCTGTAGGGCCCGTGGTTCCTGTGGTGCCGGTTGGACCATCAATACCATCCAGATTGACGTTGTATACCGCAGAGGATCCGAAGGTTCCATAGATATTTTGAATGTTTGTTAATACAAGCACACCTGTTGATTTGTTGTAGCTTGACACGGTCGCCTCAAAACGATTGTTGGTATCATTGTTGGATATCACTACCACACTGTTACCAGTAATATAGGCTAATTCCGCAGAGACAGGGATTGATACCGTTTGTCCTTGGATAGGGGTAATGGTTACCGCAGAAGTAGTGGAGGTGATGAATCGATCGGCAAATCCAGTGGGACCTGTGGTACCGGTTTCACCTGTGGGGCCCGTGGGGCCTGTGGTTCCCGTGGTTCCTGTTTCACCTGTGGGACCCGTGGGGCCTGTTGTACCTGTGGGACCGGTCGTGCCCGTCGTTCCTGTTTCACCTGTGGGGCCTGTTGGGCCCGTGGTTCCTGTGGGACCGGTTGTACCCGTCGTTCCTGTTTCGCCCGTGGGACCCGTGGTTCCTGTCGTTCCTGTGGGGCCGGTTGTACCTGTCGTGCCGGTTTCACCTGTGGGGCCTGTGGTTCCTGTATATCCCGTGGGACCCGTTGTACCTGTGGTACCGGTTTCACCTGTGGGACCCGTGGGGCCAGTTGTACCCGTGGGACCCGTGGTTCCTGTGGTGCCGGTTTCGCCTGTGGGGCCCGTGGTTCCTGTGGTGCCCGTGGGACCGGTTGTACCCGTCGTGCCGGTTTCACCTGTGGGACCTGTGGGACCCGTTGTACCTGTGGGGCCAGTTGTACCTGTCGTACCCGTTTCACCTGTGGGACCTGTGGGACCCGTTGTACCTGTGGGACCGGTCGTACCTGTGGTGCCGGTTTCACCTGTGGGACCGGTTGGACCGGTTGTGCCTGTGGGACCGGTCGTGCCCGTCGTTCCTGTTTCACCTGTGGGACCCGTGGTTCCAGTGGTTCCAGTGGGACCGGTTGTGCCCGTCGTGCCGGTTTCACCTGTGGGGCCCGTGGGGCCGGTTGTACCTGTTGTACCCGTAGGGCCTGTGGTGCCGGTTTCACCTGTGGGGCCGGTTGTTCCTGTGGGACCGGTTGTGCCTGTCGTGCCGGTTTCACCTGTGGGACCCGTCGTTCCTGTTTCACCTGTGGGACCCGTCGTTCCTGTGGTTCCTGTAGTACCCGTTGGGCCGGTTGTTCCTGTAGTACCCGTTGGGCCGGTTATACCCGTGGTTCCAGTCGTACCTGTTTCACCCGTTGGGCCGGTGGTTCCTGTGGGACCGGTTGTACCTGTGGTTCCTGTTTCACCCGTGGGGCCGGTTGTTCCTGTAGGGCCTGTTGTGCCTGTAGGACCCGTAGTTCCAGTCGTACCGGTTTCACCTGTGGGACCGGTTGTACCCGTTGGACCCGTCGTACCAGTGGTTCCTGTTTCGCCTGTGGGACCGGTCGTTCCTGTATAGCCCGTTGGGCCGGTTATACCTGTGGTTCCAGTCGTACCGGTTTCACCTGTGGGACCGGTCGTTCCTGTATAGCCCGTTGGGCCGGTGGTTCCTGTGGTTCCTGTTTCACCTGTCGGTCCAGTGGTGCCAGTCGGGCCAGTAGTTCCCGTCGTGCCGGTTTCACCTGTGGGGCCCGTCGTTCCTGTATAACCCGTGGGACCCGTTGTTCCTGTGGGACCGGTTGTACCCGTGGGACCCGTCGTTCCTGTAGTACCCGTTGTACCCGTTGGTCCATCGATACCATCCAAGTTTACATTGTAAATGACCGAGGAAGTAAAATCTCCAAAAATGTTTTGAATGTTTTGTAATACCAATTGACCTGTACTCGAATTATAGGTTTGAACCGTTCCTTCAAATCGATTGGTTCCATCTGCTCGAGAGACGACGACGACCGAATTGCCTGTCATATAGGCGAGATCGGATCCAACCGTAAGTGTAACGGTGGATCCTTGTACAGGGGATAAAATCACACTGGAACGTGTATTGGTTACATAGCGATCCGACAATCCTGTAGGACCTGTTGTACCTATGGTACCGGTTGTACCCGTTGGACCATCGATACCATCCAAGTTTACATTGTATATGACGGAGGAAGTAAACACGCCAAAAATGTTTTGAATGTTTTGTAATACCAATTGACCCGTGTGAGAATTGTAGGTTTGAACCGTTCCTTCAAATCGATTGGTTCCATCCGCTCGAGAGACCACGACCACGGAATTGCCCGTCATGTAGGCCAGATCAGATCCAACCGTAAGTGTAAGAGTGGAACCTTGAATGGGTGATACAATTACATCGGTCCGTGTATTGGTCGCATAACGATCGGATGCTCCCGTGGGACCGGTTGTGCCTGTGGTTCCTGTTTCACCTGTGGGACCCGTTGGACCGGTTGTACCTGTGGTGCCTGTGGGACCGGTTGTACCTGTGGGACCCGTCGTGCCAGTGGTTCCTGTGGGACCCGTCGTGCCTGTAGGGCCCGTGGTTCCAGTAGGACCCGTGGTGCCTGTAGGACCGGTCGTGCCAGTGGTTCCTGTTTCGCCAGTGGGTCCTGTGGTGCCTGTGGGACCCGTTGTACCCGTTTCACCCGTGGTGCCTGTAGGACCCGTGGTGCCCGTGGTACCCGTGGGGCCGGTTGTGCCCGTGGTGCCAGTCGGACCGGTTGTTCCTGTCGTTCCTGTGGGACCGGTTGTACCTGTGGTTCCTGTCGGACCCGTCGTGCCTGTAGGGCCCGTGGTTCCAGTAGGACCCGTGGTGCCTGTAGGACCCGTCGTGCCTGTGGGACCGGTTGTTCCTGTTTCGCCCGTTGGACCCGTGGTTCCTGTGGGACCTGTCGTGCCCGTGGTTCCTGTGGGACCTGTCGTGCCCGTGGTACCCGTGGGGCCGGTTGTGCCCGTGGTGCCTGTCGGACCGGTCGTTCCTGTTGTTCCAGTGGGACCCGTTGTTCCAGTGGTTCCTGTCGTGCCAGTGGTACCAGTAGGACCCGTGGTGCCAGTAGGACCCGTGGTGCCAGTAGGACCCGTGGTGCCTGTGGGACCGGTTGTTCCTGTTTCGCCCGTTGGACCCGTGGTTCCTGTGGGACCTGTCGTACCTGTGGTTCCTGTGGGACCCGTCGTGCCCGTGGTGCCTGTCGGACCGGTTGTACCCGTGGTGCCGGTTGGACCTGTTGTACCTGTAGGGCCCGTCGTACCTGTAGGGCCCGTCGTACCCGTGGTGCCTGTAGGACCCGTGGTGCCGGTTGTTCCTGTGGGACCCGTCGTGCCTGTCGTGCCTGTCGTACCGGTTTCACCTGTAGGACCGGTTGGACCGGTTGTACCCGTGGTGCCTGTGGGACCCGTCGTGCCTGTAGGACCCGTGGTTCCAGTAGGACCCGTGGTGCCTGTGGGACCGGTTGTTCCTGTGGTGCCTGTGGGACCGGTTGTTCCTGTGGTGCCTGTGGGACCTGTGGTGCCAGTAGGACCCGTGGTACCCGTGGGACCTGTCGTGCCTGTAGGGCCCGTCGTACCCGTGGTTCCAGTAGGACCTGTCGTACCTGTGGGACCTGTGGTGCCCGTCGGACCTGTGGTTCCCGTAGGACCCGTCATACCCGTTGTGCCTGTGGTTCCCGTTTCACCTGTAGGACCTGTGGGACCCGTCGTGCCTGTGGTGCCGGTTGTACCTGTGGGACCCGTCGTACCCGTCGTGCCTGTGGGACCGGTTGTACCCGTGGTACCTGATGTTCCTGTAGGGCCGGTAGGACCGGTTCCAATTGGACCCGTGGTTCCTGTGATACCCGTCGTGCCTGTGGGACCCGTCGTGCCTGTGGGACCTGTCGTGCCAGTAGGGCCCGTGGTTCCTGTGGTACCTGTGGTTCCTGTAGGACCCGTCGTGCCTGTCGTGCCCGTGGTTCCAGTAGGACCTGTCGTGCCTGTCGTGCCCGTGGTTCCAGTAGGACCCGTTGTGCCCGTCGTGCCCGTGGTTCCCGTGGTTCCTGTCTGACCTGTATGACCTGTGGGACCATCAATCGCATCCAAGTTTACATTAAAAAATTGTGGAGTGCTATAGGATCCAATAATGTTCTGTAAATTATACAATACCATAATACCTGTGGTTGTGCTGTAGGAGTAAACGGTACCTTCAAAGCGTGTATTGGGATCGATTTTGGAGACAACAGTCACTGAATTTCCTGAAATATAGGATAACCCATAATCAACAATAATGGTCTGTGTTCCATCCTTAACAGGGGTCAATACCACTGCATTTTTGGTAGAGGTCGAAAAACGATCTCCTGTACCTGTGGGACCAGTTGTACCCGTGGTACCCGTGGTTCCAGTAGGTCCTGTGGTACCCGTTGGACCGAGTTCCGTAAACATCACCTGACGAACGGTCAGCATTCCCGCAGGAGAAGTTGGGTTGGTAAGATAATTCAGGGTCTGAAGCATCGCATTGGGTCCTGTACTTTGAACCATCACTTCAATGAAACTTCCTTTGATCAAATTCATCATGTAATTGATGTTAACCACCGTATATTCAAACACTTTTTTAAGGGAATAGCTGAACGACGAATAAGGAATATTGACGCCATTTACACGGAACCAGACGGTCACCAATTCTTCGAGATAATCCTGGATGACAAGCTCTCCTGTAAACTTGAATTCATAGACACCTGTAAAGTCGACGGTGACACGAGAAGGGCTACTGCGATAGATGCCACGTGATTCAAGGGTTTGATTAAAGGTAACCGCCGTTGGATTTACAAAATTACCCTGGACGGTATTGTCTGCGAATACACCATAATACGCAAGAACACCTCCTGAACCGGTTGGACCAAATGTACCTGTAGCACCTGTTCCAACCGCACCTGTATGACCTGTCATACCCGTCACACCCGTGGAACCGGTTGGACCGGTTGGACCCGTTCCAAGTGGACCTGTATGTCCTGTTGGACCGGTTGTGCCCGTTGGACCTGTGGGACCGGATGGACCCGTGATACCCGTCATACCCGTCGTGCCCGTCGTGCCGGTTGTACCGGTTGGACCGGTTCGACCCATAAGACCCGTGGGGCCGGTTCGACCACTCGGACCGGTAAGACCGATCGGGCCGATACGACCTTGCTGGCCCGTGGGACCCGTGGGGCCCGTTCGGCCGGTTGTACCTGTTGTACCGGTTTGTCCGGATGGACCCGTGACACCTGTCCAACCCGTTAGACCGGTTGGGCCCGTCACACCTGTCCAACCTGTGGAACCTGTGGGGCCCGTGGGACCCGTTCGTCCTGTAGCACCACTGGGACCCGTGACACCTGTCCAACCCGTCGCGCCACTCGGACCGGTTGAGCCACTTGCTCCTGTGGAACCCGTGGGACCCGATCGTCCTGTGGAGCCTGTGATACCCGTTGAACCGGTTGTGCCCGTTGGACCTGTGCGACCGGTTGTTCCTGTTGTACCTGTGATACCCGTTGCTCCCGTGGGACCTGAAGTACCTGTCCAACCGGTTGAACCCGTTGCGCCTGACATGCCTGATGGACCCGTGACACCTGTCCAACCCGTCCAACCGGTTGAACCCGTTGCGCCTGACATGCCTGATGGACCCGTGACACCTGTCCAACCCGTCCAACCCGTTGAACCCGTTACACCGCTCGGACCCGTGACACCCGTTGAACCCGTCGCGCCACTGGGACCGGTTCGACCCGTTGTACCGGTTGTACCGGTTGTGCCTGTGCGACCTGTCGCGCCTGTCGCACCTGTGCGTCCTGTATGACCCGTAACACCTGTTAGGCCTGTAGGTCCAGTAGGACCCGTGAGACCTGTTGCGCCCGTTTGACCGGTTGCGCCCGTTTGACCAGTTAAACCGGTTGCGCCTGTTGCGCCTGTTGCTCCCGTCGCGCCCGTCGTACCCGTTGCTCCCGTCGTACCTGTCGTACCTGTCGTGCCTGTGGGACCCGTCGTACCTGTCCAACCCGTAGTACCTGTTGAACCCGTCGTACCTGTGGCACCTGATGACCCCGAAGGGCCTGTCGCACCTGTATTCGAGGCAAAACCTGGAGTACCCTGTGGACCTGTTGAACCTGTTGTACCTGTAGGACCTGTTGAACCTGTTACACCAGTAGGGCCCGTAGGGCCGGATAGTCGTAAACAAGGCACAGTAGGAGCAGGGAAAAGAGGAGGACATGGTAAGACAGTACCAGGATAAGGTGGGGGCTGAGGAGGAAGAGGCGTGGGTGGCGGATAACACGGATTAAACGTGGGTGCGTACGCCATTTTAATCTAAAATGGTGTTCTATTTAATATTTTCTCATGATAATCTCGATACAATAAGAGCGGATAAAATTATTTCGAAGGAGAAAGAAATAAGATGTCAACACTGCCCACCCAAGTTCTTTCTCAGGTACTCATTACAAATCTAGCGCCATGGATTGCGTCCAGCGCCTCCGCACTCGCCTCTTCTTATTTTACACCCTCTCGTGAAACGGTGATACGAACGGTTCAAGAGGTGGATGATGAGCGTGAAGTCGAATTATTACAAATGGATCGAATGTTAAAATGGATGCGTCTTGTATTTGACGCGACCCCCTCAAAAACCCCAGAAGAGGAATCCACCACGCACTCCCAATACAAACAGGAGCTCTATAGCATTTATATGACCATTTGCTCCGACTACAAAGAATACCAGCGATGGAAGACCTACAATTCCTCCCTCTGGCTCTTTTCAGGCTATCGCAAGAAGAACACGAAGCCCCTTGCGAGAAAAATCCTCGCGGATGTTCGCCTCTTTCATGAAGGACTCCAGCTCTTCAGTATGATGCGACAAGTCACAGAGAAAAGTACATAAACCCTTTTTATAAAAAAGGATCAATGAATCACGATCCTTTTGGCGATGATACCCACTTTGTAGTGGATATCACGGTAAAACAACGTAATGGTCGCAAGATGATGACACATATTGCGAATATTCCTGAACAATACGACATTCCAAAGATTTTAAAATACATGAAGAAGATTGCGAAGTGTGGTGGGGCCGTGCTGAAAGCCGAAGATGGCACGGATGTGATTCAGTTGGCAGGAGACCAGCGACAGCTCGTTTGCGATTTTTTAGTTCAATACAATGTCATGGATCGACATAACATTCGAATTCATGGGTTTTAAATGGAGATTTGTGGGAGATCGGTTTCACCATTGCCACTTGTAAGTGTGGCCCAAAGAGGTGCTCCATTCGCATTGTATTTGAAAAGAAGGATTTGTTGATTTCCAGTTGTATTTTCAACATTAGAAATGGATGTATTTCCAACAGAGTCATAAAAGTTAACATTATCATTGGATCGAAAACGTGTCGATACAAATATGGTTCCATCTGCCGCAACTACCGCATCATTTCGAAGATTATTAACTACAAATGGTCCAACAAAAGAAGCCCATTGAGAAACACCCGCATTATTGTATTTAATGATAAAGAGTTTATTATCTGATAGTCCATCAAAGGTCAGAGTTCGAGAGGCAGAGACTGCTCCCGCATCATAGATTTCAATCTGACTGGAATTGGATTCTCCAATCGCGATGATATTGTTGTTTGAATCAATGCCAATAGAAGGTTGAATATCATTTCCAGTTCCTACAATACGAGAAGCCCAGGAAGCCGTTCCAGTCGGTGTAAACTTTACTACATACATATCTCCATTTCCTGAATTGGGCAATGTAAATGCGGGAGTTACTTGGTTATTTTGGCTATAAATATTAAGAGATGTACCATAATACATACCCATACCATACAGATTGTTGGAAGAGTCAATTACCATTTTAAGACGACCATAGCCTTCTGAACCTGATAGATTGGTTCCCCATAAGAAAGACCCAGTTGGGCTAAATTTTAAAATAAGATTATGCGCTCCTGAGGTTAATCCTGCAGTAGTGGAAAAAGAAACCGGCTGGTAATTGGGTGGACCATAGATCGTCATTTCAGAAAGATCTGAATCAAGACCACAAGCGACATATAGATTATCTTCTAAATCGCATCGAATGGAGCTATGATATTCATTAGAAGTACCAGAAAGTATCATATGAGATTGATAAATACCATTTGAATTGTATTTAAGAAGAATGATGTCTTGAACATTCACATTAGTGATTGTTTCTGCAATCGTGTTTAGATCATCCGCATTGTATACATAAAGTTCTCCTTCAAAATAGAATTGAATATAAAGATTATGATTTGAATCCGATGTGATAAATGGTCGTCCATTAAGTCCATCTCCTGTCGTATTACATGTTGCCCATTGAATCTCTCCATCCGAATTATAATAAGCTATCCATTGTATCGAATTTCTATCAACTGTAAAAGGAACAGTAATTGCGGGTACATTGCTGTCTTTATTATAGAAATACATGGCAAGATTACCTGCTCCCGCATTTGTACTTCCATAACCTGTAAGAACAACAGAAGAATCGGATAATACATGTACAATAGGAACATCTGTATTTGATGGACCCTCATTTTGAATAGAAACTGAATTAATACGTGTTGCCCAAAGAGGGGTTCCATCGAGGGTAAATTTCACCAAAAACGTACCCCAGGTCACACTTGCGTCATTCTTGGTCAAGTCCACCGAGATTTCATCTTGCGCCGCAAAGAAGGTGATTGGGTCAGAATAAAACTGTCCAATCATATAGATCGCATCACGCGTAGGTACAATTACAGGTTCGCACGCATTCGCATCAATAAAGGCCTGGGCCTCCTCGGGAGTGGTATAGAGGTCACCCTCCTTAATGGCGGGAATCAAGCTCGAATCAAAAGCACCCACGCCCACATTTTGGAGGCGAACCGAATTGCTACATCCTTCATCGATGCGATTTCGCTGGATAATAAAACTGGCGTAGATGGCGCGTTCTCTCAAACGACGAGTTACTTCGGAGGCGTCCATGTTCTATCTTTTCTTTCGATGGAAAAGAATTCAAAACAAAAAAGGAAAATCACATTTTTGTTTTGTGTTCTTGGCGCGTGGCAATTGTTCTCACGCATTCACGGTCAAATCCTGTTCACGGCATCACATACTTCTATCATGTTCTATTCAACACAAACCGATTTACTGCTTGGCAGCGATCAACTCCTTGACCATGGCCTTCAGCTCCTTGACGGACTGGATCAGCACGGCGGTCAACTTAGGGTAATCCACGGACAAGAAACCGTTGCCACCCTCCTTGACCAGCTCGGGATAAACTGCCTGAATCTCTTGGGCAATGACACCTACTTGAGATTCTTTTGGCTGGTGTTCATCAATCCAGTGATAACGAACACCGCGAATCTGGTCGATCTTGTCCAGGGCGCTCTCCAACTCGACGACATCCTTCTTGAGACGGGCGTCGGACGCGGAGGTAAAGGAGTCAGCCACAACGACAGCGTAGACATCAGTAACAGGGCTGCTACTAGGGGCAGCGGCAGCTTGAGGAGTTTCGTAGACGTAGGTAATATTTGGACCTACATACACATTTCCGCTATAATTGGGGGTAACATTCATCCAAATCGTACCACCATTCAGTGAAAATGATGCCGAACTTTGACCTGCGTTACGATCACTTGAATAGGTTACCGCCGATGGAGAAAGAGGAGCACCTGTTTCATCCTTCCAATAGGTTTCGTGGTTAAAGATATAGTTATTATCCGTTGTCACTTCACAAATCCAACGCATGTAACGATAATTGCGACTAGAGTATGGTGATGGAATCGTCTTTGCAAAGCGATTTGTAAATGATGGACCACGTGAGCAGTCTACATTCTGAGCACGATCAATCAAAAACCAGGAACTGTTGTCATTGGAACCAGCCACCGTCCAGCTCTTCATAGATGCATCATTATAGCACTGGACATTGTAATAACCAAGCTTCTTGGCCGTTCCAAAATCAAATTGGACCCAGGCACCACCAATGTTGAGTGGAGTTCCACCAATATTGGCAGAGGTGGGTGTGCTTGTATCCGCGGCAGCGGCAGCAGCAGCGGCGGCAGCAGCAGCGGCGGCAGCTTCTTGTTCAGGAGTCAATGGCTCGGCAATCTTGTTCACCGCATCCTTAAAAAAGATGAATTCACCCGTGGTGGCAGAACGCTTTACACCCGCATATTTAAGTGCTGCGGATCCAGTTGGTTTGTATTGTACCATAATTCCAGTATCAATGGCATCCGCTTCATTTCCGTCTGCCAACAAAATGGCATTATCCTTCACCTCCATGGAAACCGTGTTAATAGATGTCTGTTGACCCAGGACAGTCAGATTACCATTCACAGTCATGTTACTCTGGAAGGTGGCATCTCCAAGAACGCTCAGGGTAGAACCCATAGAGGCAGCACCTGAGACGGCCAAGGTAGAAGCCATCGAGACAGCGCCATCGGCTTGAACCGTGCTCTTCAAATGAGAAGCACCTGTTACATCCAATGTCGAGGCCAAATCGGTAGCACCTGTCACATCCAATGTAGAAGCTAGCGAGGTAGCACCTGAAACGGTCAAGGTAGAACCCATCGAAACGGCCGCATCGGCGGTCACTGCGCCCACCAAATGGGAAGCACCATCGACCAAGAGAGTGGACTCCAAATGAGAGGCACCATCGACCAACAGGGTGGAGGCCAAGTGAGAAGCACCTGTGACATCCAGGGTGGAGGAGAGGGAAGTGGCACCTGAAACGGCCAAGGTAGAACCCATCGAAACGGCAGCATCGGCGGTCACCGCACCCACCAAGTGAGAGGCACCATCCACCAACAAGGTAGAAGCCAAGTGAGAAGCACCTGTAACATCCAGTGTGGAACCTACCGATAAGGCAGCATCGGCGGTCACCGCACCCACCAAATGAGTGGTACCTGATATCTCGGCATTAGAGGCAAAATGAGAAGCACCTGCTACATCCAGGGTGGAGGCCAGGTTGGCTGCGCCCGTCAAACTCAAGGCGCCACCAATCGAAGAAGCACCTGAAATTGCCATGGCACCATTCACGGTCGATGTGCCATTGACGGTGTGATTGTTATTAAAGGTAGACGCACCCGCAACCGTTAGCGTGGATCCGAGCGTAGAAGCACCATCTACCAACAGGGTGGAATCCAAATGGGAAGCACCAACAACCTCAAGTGTAGATTGGGCAACAACGGCTCCAACAAGAGAAGAGGATCCGTCCACCAACAGTGTATTGTGAAGGTGAGAGGCACCCGTGACATCGAGTGTTGAGGAGAGGGAAGTGGCACCTGAAACGGCGACAGTAGAGCCAAAAGAAGCGGCACCGTCCTGAGTCAGGGCGCCTACCAAATGGGAGGCACCATCGACCAATAGAGTAGATTCCAAATGAGAAGCACCGTCCACCAACAAAGTGTTGTGAAGGTGAGAGGCACCAATTACATCAATGGTAGAGGCCAAGGTGGCGGCGCCCTCAATGTGAGCTATGCCACCCATGTTGACGCCACCCGCGACGGACAAATCATCCGCAAAGGAGGCATTTCCTGAAGCAACGGTAATACCACTGTCCAGGGTGAAGGTTCGGTTGTCGAAGTTCAGGTTCTGCGTCGAGGCAGCACCGTTCTGGTCCAGATAACCAATCTGAATACCCGTCTTAGCGACTTTAACGCTGTTTGTAGTGTAGGTCATTATGTTATACTCAGGGCGGAGAAAAAAATTTTGGGAAAAAAGAGGGCTTAAAGATTTTTACCCCCTTTCAAGAATTTAATAAGATAAACGCATTACAAGGAGAAAATATTTTACATAATCTAAACGCAAATTAGCTGATATTGATTTCGGCGGTGCCATCGATCTGAACGGAGTTCACTACCATGTTTGGATTGATCTCGATGATGACATTCTCTGGGATATCGTACCGTATAATGTAGCGGTAGGGTTCGGACATATTGGATAAATTGGGTACATTAAAGGTGGTCGAACCATCTCCTTCTCCATAAAAGGTTCCCACCATGTTAAACAAGGTCGCATAGTCCACACGTGACACTTCCGCACCATTACATGCCAAATACCCCGTAGGGACATAATTCAGCGTATTGTAAAGTACTGTACCTGGTATGGGGGAATAGACCATCGGATAAGGTAGAAATTGGACCTGACTCGCCAATTGCTCATTGGAGCCACCGCCTCCCGTAGAGGGTTCCGTAGAGGGGCTTAAATTATTGTATTTGATGATGTATCGGGTATTTGGATTCGTATCATTGGAAAGATTCGGAAGGTTGAACGTATTGACCTTGTCGCCCTCGCCGTAGTATGTTCCGATGATCTTAAATAGAAGTGAGTACGTGGTGCGCGATACCTCTCGTCCATTACATAACAAATAGCCAGACGGAGTAAATTCTTCCATGGTCGCCAGAATTTCACCCGCCTTAACCAGACGATTGGTTGGATATTCACCAATTTGAATAGGAACGACGACTGGTTGATCACAAACGGGTTCCGATACCTGGGGTGGCTCAAAGGGCAATGCGATTGGATAGATAGGCTGTGGTGTACGAGTACTCAGTTGTAACCGATGAACCACAGGAACAGGGGCGATTTGCCCACACAAGTAACTACAGGGTCTCGACAATCGTGATCGAAATGCCATTTCTATTATGCGGAACGGGAGATTATTCTTCTTTGCGTTCATCGACACAAAGAAGAAGAGGGGCTACGACTAAGAAGAAAGAGATTACTCACAGCACATCCCTGATTGATTGGGATAATTCACACAATGATCCATGGATTTGACAGTATACGAGGTTCCCTGATGATAATCGATCAAGGGGCAGATGAGAGGAGGTTGACTGGTCACCGCAAATGTCGATGAATAACGTACCGTACTGGGAAGAAGAACACCTGAGGTAGAAAAGGTAGAAAACACGGTACTCTGGATCACCTTAAAGGTCGATGTCGTGTTTTTCCACTGGGTTTCGACAGGGCGTCGTGCCGCAGTACATCCGTATTCTCCATCACGCAGGGCCTGAGACATCTCATACGAAACAAAGGTTGGTTTTGCGACATAGGTGTCACATGTGGTGATACACGAGGTATAGGAAGTAGAAAAAACGAGCGATCCATCAGGATTCGAATAGCGAAAAATGGAACTCACAGGGCGAAGGGTACTGGTGACAGAAGACTCCAGAACCGTGGGTTGGTAATAGGTATTGTATAAAATACGATTCTGTTTTGCTTTTACAATGTCACTGGCATTCATTCTATTCATTTCATTACAAAATGTAGTCCACAGAATAGAAATGGAATACGATATTCCTTATAAGTTGATCATCACAATTGTGCTGGTCGCCGTATCACTGTTTTTAATTGTCGACTTTTTCATGAAAACCCCTCGCTACCCTCGACTGGATGAAGGATTTGCGACCTCTTCAGAGAAAACAGCACTACCTGATTGTCTCCGGACCCTTCCAGAGGCGACACAGCTGATGGATTTGGTGCGACGCCATCGTGGTTCCGCCATCGATCCCTTGACCGACACCGACGGTGACGATCGTGAGTTCGTGCTGCTTCTTCAAAAGCTCGCTTGTTTACAACAAGATCTTACGTCCACTCAATCTACGCCCAACGCCACTCGTACCATTCCATTTGAAACCGCACATGATCGCATTCCCATTGCGGATCTTACTGCGATGTGTCTTGTAAAGAACGTCTCCAAGCGAGACATCGAGATCGTCTTTTCTACCTGGCGCGAACGAGGACAACTCCTTCTCCGTCGCCTGTGTACCGAGGGAAATTTGACGGAATCCGAGGCGGCCACGTCCGAACAGCTCTTTTCTTCTCTGTTTGACTCCGTCTATCAAACCTCTCAGAGCGTATGTATCGGACAAGCCCCTCCACTCTCTCGGCCAGAAGACAGTGCCCCGTATGAACCCGAACATCTGCGCAATCGAAATAAATATGATGTAACATACGGAGGATTGTCCGCATCCGGCTGGAATAGCATTTAATTAAATCATGAATGATGTTACAAACAACACAAGTTCATGATATTTCACTTACTTAGCAAAAATCACATCCCTCGGAGGTACGAGTGCGACGAGGGCGACATCCGCAATTCTGCTTGGTCTCTCCGCAGCGTCTACAACGGCACATGGGGCAGTTCTCATTTTGTCCTCCGCAACAACGGGGTCTCTGCCCTACATTGGGCATATTCTGATAGAAGAATAACATGGAGATAATTGCGATAAAAGCAACGACCAATAAGATAAGCAATAGCATGGTTTCTAATTATAGTTACTGTTTTTCATCCCCTTTGTTCAACGGAACAGGGAAATCAGTAACATGAGTCCGATGACCTGCCATGCGGACTGAACCGGACGAACGACCGTAAAAAGACGGGCAACGGTTTCATTCCATAGGAATTTACCAATAAACGCAATAATAATAATGGACAGGATAACGGAAAGGATGGTGGAAATGACATCCTTATACATTTCACGACGACCATTTCCTGATCCGGACAGATCCGACATTCCCTCCACCGCGGCACGAGCAAATTTCTCAATCATTCTATTAACTGCCCGTATTTTCGTAACAAATGGTTTCTTTGATCACTACACCGCGATTTTCCTGAAGGTGCGCCATCAGATTCTTCGCTTGTTCCGCAGACTTCAAGAAATCCGCCGCGAGAGCCTCCATCGTTTTTTGTCCGAGCGATCCCTGACGCTTCTGTTTCTTAAAGAGGACACGACCACCCGAGTTTTTCAAATCCAGCGCGCCAATGTTATGTCCCTTCATGACACGAACAATAATCTCCTCCAGCGCCTTCATCTTTTTGCTGTATTCACGAAGCTGTTGACGGTGACTGTCACATGCCTCTTTCAAGCGTCGCCATTCAATAATGGAATGAGTCAAGGTAGCCAGTTCATTCTCCTGGGGAGTGACAAGTGCCTCCTCGGTAGAAGAGGAATGTTCAGAGGGCCAATCGTACTGCGACATGGATAAAGTGTGCTTTTACTGTATCACATGCTGCCATCTTTTAAACCCCTTTTCTCGACCACGGTATGATACCATGCGATACATTCGGACAAAAACGCGGTATTCTCGCGCAAATGAACGGAGCCATCCGAGCACTCGTAACGTAGGGTTCCATCCTCCCGTGTATATGCTGAATAAGGGGAAAGAAACCAGATTCGTGAATGGGGTCGACATAGACGCTCCACCTCCGCATTCATTTTCCGTGTATACCGCACACGTTCTTCATCCGTTCCGACAAAGGGAAACTCATGACAAATGGGGCCATTCAGGGATTCATACTCTTCTCGGCGAGTGGGTGGAATGATCGCCAGAACAATGACGGCCATTCCCGTAGTAAGAACACTCGCAAGGGTTGAAACATAGGCCGTACTTAATTCGCGAATGACGTCATCTTCCTCTCGACCCGCAAGAATCTGACGATGGATGTGACAGCGACAATCCACCTCTCCATAGCTAATAAAACTCACACTAAACTCGTCGTGTTCGGATGGATTGTAATGGATGATTTGTCGGTCTCTTCCCACACGGAACATGGTAATCGATACCTGGTGACGATCCTCATAGGCAAGAGGCAACCCTTTAAAACTGTAATGGGCGTGGCTGTCTCCATACACAAAGATCATTCTCCTCGAATGCCTTAAATAAAATTGATAAATGAAACCTGCGTTATCCAATCATTACATCCCATCATGTCCTCTTTGCCCGTGACCATTGATCCCGTCGAAACCATCGCAGAAAACATTTTATATGAGTTATGGTATTCAGTCGCCGAATCCATCTTTAACCGTGTATGTACGATCACACAACTTGACGAAGAACAGAAAGAAGCCCTTCGTCAAGTGGCGTTGCGCCCGAATGATTTTCAAGTCTTTATTGAAAAATGAATTCGACCCTTAAATGTCATCAAAATTAAACGCCTCGCTGGCCGCCACGGCCCCTCCCGTTTTTTGCTCTTCGTCGCCAAATTCGAAACCCGTGGACTCCTCTTTTTCATGAATGGATTCGCCTTTCATGTTCTTGCTTTCGTGATCCAAAAAGAGTTTGGGATTAATCGTGGGATCGATCTTTTTTAGTTTATACACTAGTTTAGGGTCCAGACGCTCACAGATATCGGCCTTGTCATCCGCACTGACACACTCTCTCAAACTGACAAGAACGATGTCACCCACCGCGATCCACACCTTTTTACGAAGGGCGCCTCGAATGAGACCCATGCGTTCCTGATCATCATTACAGTAAACCATCAGACGATAATTACCGAGGAGTTTGGTGACACGTCCGAAGAGTTGTCCATCTTCACATTCAGGAATGGAGCTGTCACGAGCCGGTTTCTTTTTGCCAGGCATGTTGTGTAGATGGCGCGCATGGACTTTAGATGGTTAGAGATTTTATAGACCAGAATCGGTAGACGATCCTAGACCTTCCATGTGTTTCTTATATTCATTTTCTGTCATGGTAATACCATTCATTGTCACAGTAACACCATTCTTTGGTTCCTGGAATCCCATACCTCCACGATGACGGCGCGTATTGATACGAGTTCGGGGTCTACGGGTAGTTCGGCGAGAACTGGATTTGTTTATCTTACGACGGGTTGTCTTTTTTCGATTAGGCATCTCTATAAGGGATTGTAGATAATTTATTGAGTTATAGTAGATGGCCGCCGAATATGATCCGTTTAATACAACGCCTGCTACATGGGCAAGTAACACACTAAAACAAGAATCAATTCTAAAAAGTGGAGAAATAACATATGTATTTAAGGGTGAAAAACGCAAAAGTAAACTTACTTTATATAACCGTAATGATGTAATCTCATATTTAGAAAGAAATCCATCTGTTGCTGTACTTCGTGCAGCAAGTAAACAGGCAATACAAACTGACCCAAAAAAGAGAATCGTTGCTGTACTTTCTTTTTGGGATCAAGATCCTGAAAATCACGAACAATTTATTAATCATGTGTATATACCATTAAAATTGATAACAAATGGAGAAGATTTTTATATTATATTTCCACATATAAAAGATATTGTAACTGATATTAGTCTTAATTATGAATCAAATAATTCATTTTTTAATCCTTTAAATGAGCATGTAATTGAACCAGGTAGCTCATCAGGAGGAGGTCGTCGTCGAAAGACGAAGCAATCAAAGAAGAGTCGCTCAAAGAAGAGTCGCTCAAAGAAGAGCCAATTAAAACGTAAGACACATCGTCGTCGTTAATAAAAAATAAATAAATAGAATTACTTATGGTTGATAAACAACCCGCATCTTCTCTGTTTTCGCATAGGTTTCGAGTTGACTCCGCAGGCCCGATTTTTTTCCTGGTTTCATTCCTTTGGAAACAAGGTAGGCCGAGATGGCCTGATCGTTATCTTTCACCGTGATCTCCTGAGGAGGAACTTCCTCCACAGAATAGGACGGCAATGGAGTCTTGGTACGAATACCGAATTCAATCAAATCTATCGGGCCAATCAATTGTTCCATGTAGATAGGTTTCGTGTATCGTGCGGAGGGTCTCGATTTACACTCCGTGGTCAAATGACCAAAGGTCGCACAATGAGAACAATAGGATCCGCCACCCAACGGGCAACGGGCCTCGGTATGTTCGATCGCAAAATGAACGAGAATGTCTTTACAAATGGAGCACATCGTATCCGCACCCTTTTACTCGATCGCATTTCTTTCTTCAATTTTTATAGTAGACTCCCAATAGATGTCCGCAGAACACATTCATTACTTTCTACAACTCCAATCCCAAATCAAACTGTATCATTGGCAAACCCGTGTCTATGCTCGTCACGTCGCCACAGACAAAATACTGGGTGAGATCAGTACTTCGATTGATTCTTTTGTAGAAATCTACATCGGAAAGTACGGTCGCCCAAAGGTAACAGGAAAGAACGCATCCATCACCCTTCACAATTTAACGGAAGCAGGCGCCACCCGCATGGTCGTGGCCGCCATCAAATACCTACAAGGCCCTCTTACCAAATCACTTCACCCCTCCACGGACACCGATTTATTGAATCTGCGCGACGAATTGATCGCGGACATGAATCAGCTCTTGTACTTGTTTACCTTGAAGTAATCAAAAGGGAAAGGGAAAAACCCAGCCGAGCGAGGACCCCGCTTCACTCTTGGCGCTGGAAATCGCATCAAAGGGATACATCTTGAAGATGGTACCACGTGCCGTTAAATATTTGGTTCGTTCACTGGACGAAGGAAAACGATAATAGACAGGATCTTTTCCTTGCTCCACATAATTCACCCACGCATTGGAATTGTGCTCATAGACTTGTCGAAAGATTCGAACATGCTCTTGAAACACGCGCGAGTCATTTTGCGAAGACATAGTTACAAAAGAGGGAAGCGTGACCTTGTCAATGTTATATCCTTGATAAATTCCAAATTCGGGATTCATCTTGACAGAAGAAACATATTCTGACACGGTAGAGGTAGTTAATAAATAAGGAAAATATTTGGGGAAATTAATAAAATATTTTTTGTAAGACGGGTTCGCATTTAACCATCCAGGTAGACCTTGAACCGTAAAAAAGTTAGAGGGTGGAACCGAGAACGTACTTGGAAATACCAATGGATTATAATAAATCAATGTAGAACTATATGAAATGGTAGAGTTATAATTATAACTATAAAAGACAGTGGAGTAATAATTGATTGTCGACGTTGTATTTATGGTAGAGGTAACAATCGTGGATCCACCACCTGTAGTCGATTGATAGGATACTGTCGAGTCATACGAAAGGGTCGATTGATAAAAAATCGTGGAACCTGATAAAGTCGATGCATAGGTCAACGTAGAAACGATAATGATCGTAGACATTGCTTACTGATAGGAGATAAATTAAAGATCTAAAGCGCATTGAAGATTACTCATGTAATACATTGTAGGGCAGATCATGGAGAAAACAAACTACCTTCCTGGAAACACTCTCTATCCTGAAAAAGAAACATCCGATCTGATTCTGACTCCATTGGAACATCCTTCATCGCGCCCCATTGTGGTTCTTGCGTCAAACGAAATCAATGACAATACCGTATTCTTAAACGGTCTTACGCAGAATATCGTTATTTTATATGATTTGTTCGAGAGTATGGGATACATGTCTTATATTTTTGAAAATGCGACCACTGCCTCTCCTGCGAAACACCCTTTTTTAATGAAATATCGCAAAACCAATTCGGATGGACTTGTGAAAAAGGGAATGCCGAATGTCATCGCATTTATTGAAATTGGAATGAGCATTGATGAGCTTACCCGCGGATATTTACGCTCGATTGGTACCAAGATTGTCAAGCTCTATCTCGGAAACATTATCAACATTGACATCGAGAACATCCATTGTTATTCCTCCGCATTCTTTCATCACCACATTGTGGGCGAAATCGACGAAACCTGGACGAGTCCTCATTACTATCAACATATCGACTATGCGTCCGTCGTGAATCGAACGCCCACCGAAAAGGGAAAAGTCGCGCCTTATGTATGGGATCCTTGTTTTATTGCGAATTATGCGGGAACTGCGGACATGAAATGGAAACCCGCTCCCTCCTGGCAAACCACCGACATTGTGATTATGGATCCCAATATTTCATTTCAGAAGTTCTCGTTTTACTCTGTATTACTGGTGGAAGCCATGTATCGAGCCCATCCCGAGTGGAAGGGTCGAATTCACGTGGTGAATGGAGATCGCATGAAGCTTTCCACCAATACCATTCGTCATTTTCTACAGAGACTGCGTCTCTTTCATGAGGGGCGTGTGCTTCTTCATGATCGCAAGCGTATTCATGAAATTATGACCGAATATCCATCCGCCTGTTTTATTACCCATCAATGGAACAATGAATACAATTATTCGACGCTTGAACTCATGTACAATCAGTTTCCGATTCTTCACAACGCGGAGGGATGGTCGAATTTTGGATATTATTATTCGATCAATGAATGGGACAAAGCGGTAGAACAGCTTCGTCATGTATTGGAACATCATAAGGACTTGCTACCTGTATATGAAACCCATACCAAGAACTTGATGTGGAAACATAGCATTCACCATCCTGACATTCGCGCACGTTGGAAGGATCTTCTCACCTTCTAACCCCCATTCCAAGACACATAAATGTAGTATAAAGATTAGCCTCTGTTAAAGTCTAATCCGAATGCGTTCGATTGGTATTACTTATCATTCCTCCAAACCACTCTATAGTGGAATCAACGCCACGGCGTTTGTATTGATGGAAATCTACCAAGGACTTGGTTGTCATGTTATCATGGCAGACATTGCCAATGAGGGAAATTCAGAATGGAAGTCGGCATTTCACGCGGTTCAGTGGTCCAATGCGTATCAGACTCGCGATCTCGATCTCTTGATTGATGTGGATGGAACACTCGCCTCAAAAGATCGTGCCAAGATGGCCACTCGTTCCGTCGTTTTTTTGCGATCGTTTCTTCAGTTTACCGAATTGGAGATGTCCACCTATATGGAATCCCCTTATGTCCCCCGTGACCTGGAAGGGGTTGCCGAAATTTGGTGCTGGGATCAAATGAATCCAGTAGAAACATTGGCATCCGTGGAGCTGTTGTTTCCTTGTCCCATTCGTCGCATGCCTTATTCGTGGACCTCAGCCGTGATTCGTTATCTCGATGATCGCAGAGACCTTCGTCACTCGTCTACTTATACAAAAGACCTCGCATGGACCATTCATGTTGCGGAGCGAAACAAGAACAATCAGAGTACATCCGTTCTTCCGATGGTTGCGGTAAGAGAGCTTCATTTGAAGCGAGCCATTGATGCGCAGTATCTGATTCATGACATGGACCACTTGAAGGACAATCGTTTTTTGAAGGAAAATGTACTCATCAACATTGAATCCGATAAATTACCTCTCCAAATGGTGGGTCCCGCAAATTACTTGAAATGGCTGGAAATGCCGAATCAACTTCTGCTCTCGCATGTTCGCTTTCAGCCCATTCGTTTTGCGGTATTGAACGCGATCTGGCTCGGCATTCCAGTGGTTCATAATAGTCCTGTACTACGAGACGCACATCCTCTTCTTCAATCATTGTATTATACGGGTAACAGTATTCAAGAGATGGCACAGGTGATTCGCACATTTTCATCCTCACCTGAGACGTGGTATGCGTCCCTTTCCACCCTTCGTTTGTGGATGGAACATGCGTATTCATGGAAGAGAGAGAACGCCATCGGATCTTGGAAGGATACACTGGCTCTTGTTGCCGACGCGGACAAGAAATCGGTAACCTTTGCGGAGCCTCTTCAAGAAGTAAAGATCATCGAAGCACCCTCGACGGAGGTAACCGCCGAAATTGTGGTTGCGTTTTCAGACATGTGGCCTGGATTTCATTCGGATCGAAATTATTTACTGGATGCCTTGCGACATGAGTATCCTTCGCGTTCCATTCAAGGTGTATCATATGACCCTGCGATGGCCTCCACGTACCGTCTTCTGTTATTCGGTCCGTTTGGTCAAACATGGAAATCCGCTCCCGCCTCTCTTCCCCGTGTCTATTTCAGCGCGGAGAACTGGGAACACCCTGATGACCCCTCTATTGCCTGTTATTTGACTCCCTCTCGACAAGAGGACGATCGACATTTGCGCGTGGCGACCTGGGCGACCTTCATTGACTGGTTTTCGGGTTCCACGGAACTTCCTGGGGACAGCATGGACAATCCCATTCGTCTTCCGCTTCATTTTGCGATGAATCCTCATCCTGTGGAATGGAAGTCACGCCGAGAATTCTGCGCATTTGTCGTCTCCAATCCTGTATGCGAGTTTCGTAATCGCTCCTTTGAGGCCGTTCATGCGTATAAAAAGGTGAATAGTGGTGGTGGGCTCTATAATAATATTGGTGGCCAGCTCTCATTGAAATATCCAGGTGGAGGCTGTGGAGATCTCTCCAAACATCATTTCTTTGTCGCCCATCAATATACCCTCAGTTTTGAAAACTCACAAGCACCAGGCTATGTTACGGAAAAACTGCTTCACGCAAAGATGGCGGGTTGTGTGCCCTTGTACTGGGGTGACGCAGAGGCTCATCGTGATTTTGTACCTGAGTCGTTTATTAATGTCTCTGCGGTCAAAGATCCTGCCATGATCGTACATCTCATCAAGAAGCTCGAGGCAAATCCTGACATGTGTGCCAAAATGGCCGCCACACCACTCTTGAATGAGGAAAAGAAACAGGCGGCTCTTAAGGCGATGTCCGCGGTGAGTCGTAAATTAATGAGCTTGATGGAGTCGGCCACCGCCAGTCCAGTTCCTGACACCCCTATGGAAGGGATTGTCTCCACGTATGTGATCAATCTTGATCACCGTGCCGATCGCTGGAATACCTTATTGGAGGTAGAACCCTGGATCAAGACCCATGGAGAGCGAGCATCTGCCGTGTATGGAAAGGCCATTCAGATGACACCCATCATTTATGACTTGTTTGAACACAACAATTACAATTGGAAGAAATCCGTCATTGGATGCGCCCTTAGCCATATTAAACTCTGGAGCAAAATCGCGGCCAGTGAGGTGCTTCAGCCCAATGACAAGGTCCTGATTCTTGAGGATGATGTTCGATTCAGCCCCGCGTGGCGGGAACAATGGGCCAAGGCGGTACAATGTATTCCTGAGGATGCGGATTTGCTGTACCTGGGCGGTGTTCTTCCACCGAATAAACCCGCGCTCGCTCACGTTCTACAGCCCGTCAATGACTGCTGGGCCACCATTCGTCCAAACAAACTGTTTAGCCATGTCGAACTCCCTCTCTTTCATTTTTGCGCCTATAGTTACATTCTGACTCCGCTGGGTGCCCAGAAGCTTGTGGTGGGATTAATGGAATCCCGTGAAAAGGCAGCCATTGCGATTGATCATGTACTCGGTCATCCGATGTATGGTCTTCGAACCTATGTCATTCAGCCACTCATGACCCATTGTTTTCAAGAGAATGATCCCATCTACGTCAACTCCGATTTCAATAAGATTGAGCGTCAAGACAGCTTTGACAGTGACATTTGGAACAATACCGAATTCTTTACCGAAGAAGAGCTTGCCCCCTTTCGCACCGCCGTTTCCACTACCGTCCCTTCCTCGGATACCATGGAGGTCTATTATCGCGCAGACCCTGAAAAGCCCTTTGATTTGTATGAGCGCAAATGGCTCGAATGTGTCTTTGGTCGCACCCTTGAATGTAAACCCTATGTCATGGGCGAGAATCCACCCGCGGACAATGCCTGGTTTATTGTACAACGCCCGTATTCCGAAGAGTGGTCAAAGCTCTTTTACTTGTGGAATGAGAAGGGGGTATCCTTCCGCGTCCTTCATTTGAGCGATGAATTTACGTCCGATGACATTACCTTCTACACCCTGCCTCGTTGTAAGGCGGTGGTTCGAAATTACATACGCGCAGATGTACCGCGAATGGGTCATATTGTGACGATTCCACTCGGTTATCATCATTCCTCGAAGGAGCCTCCAAAGGCATGGAAGGATCGCTCCCTTCTCTGGAGTTTCCATGGCACAGATTGGTTTCAGCGTGGGGAGCAATTAAGTAAATTTTCCCATCTTGTTCCCAATAGTTGTCGTCTTCTTCCCTCCTGGAATCATTCGACGATGACAAGTGAACAAGACTATCTTCGACTTCTGAACGAGAGTAAGTTCTGCCCCATTCTGAAAGGAAATCATAATGAGACCTTTCGTTTATACGAGACATTGGAAGCGGGTGCCTTGCCCGTGACGACGATTACCGATCCGCGATACTTATCTTGGGTAGAGGAGAATCTGGGTCTGGAAAAATGGTATTCATGGAATAAAGCACTCGATGTCTTATCCAATGAATCCGCGGTGGATGAATCCATTCGTCTTGCGGTTCAGACAAAATGGGCGGAATGGAAGGCACGTATTCAGGCACAGTGTCAGGCCTTGTTGTGAGTTCGCACATAGAGCGCGTCACCCCATCCATGTCCTGTCATTCGTGTTAACATACGTGTAAATCCGTGGGTAGAAAGGAATTCATCGACTTCCCCAATTTTTCCACAGCCAATGTATAATTCCGCTTGATTCACTTCCAAGTAAATGGCAGTGACATGAGGAAGAAGGGCTTCACCTCCTTTTAGTGCGAGGAGTTCTGCTCCCTGAATGTCAAAATTCCAAAAGGAATACCGTGAAGAGTCCAGGCCATGAGTCTGAAAAAAAGAAGAGAGGGTGGTACTTCGTTGAATCAAGGTATTTACATAGAAAATATCAGGATACTCGGAGGAATGAGTACCCATCTCGAGAATACTCGAAGACTGTCCATTGTTTGCGACATGAAAGACAACTTCGGTATCATTTTGATCAGAAATGACTGCGTGATATACATTGGGAATTCCCCTCTTGGTGGCTTGTTCAACCTTATTCGACATGGCATCGATCCATATCACCTGCTCAGGAGCGATCCCTAATGATTGATAAATACCCAGTTCTTCACAATCGTGTGCGCCAATATGGAGTACACCTGTAACTGATATCCCGTATTGAGTCAAAATGGACTGAATTTCATTTGCGCTGATTAACATCGTTTTCTTTATAGAGAATACGATTTGAATCAAACCCTTTACACGCTATTTACAGCTGACCTGACTTCTTCAGCTTGGAGGCCTTGACCAGCGCATCACGAAACTGAATGGCGGGGTTCTCCTTCTTCATCTTCTTGTACAAGGCTGTTACCTTAGCGGTCCATGAAGAGGCCTTGCGAGTTCCCTTCTTGCCCTTACGAGAGGCGCGGCGGCGACGACCGCCAGAGAGTGTCATATTACGTCCTGTGCATCCAGCCATTGTATTTGTTCTATTGATACAATCGAAAATAAACTTAAAGCTTGGGGTACTACTAGATTTTAGTTACGATCCATGGCCGATCTAAGTCAATTTGTTAAAGAATTGGATGCGATGATCCAACAATCCTCTTCTTCCCCTTCAAATGAAATCGTCGTCCCTCCTTCCGCCGTATCCGCTTCTCCAAACACAGTCGCGTCTCCATCGTCCGTCCCTGCCGTGGTCGAATCCAATGGTAAAAAACTCAAACTTCTCGTTGTTACCACGCATCCCAATCAGATCAATGGATACAGTAAAGTGATCTACAATCTCCTCCAACAGCTCAATAAGCCATGGCTTCAGGTCGTCGTATTTGGTACGCAGCGCCTCGCAGGTGCGGAGTTGAACCGTACCATTCCCTCTTCGATAAAGTTAATTGATGCGAGTGCGCAGGACAAAGAAAAGGAGAAATTCGCAGGATTTGCCTTGTCGGAACTTCCCAATACCATTCGCGCAGAGAAACCCGATGTGGTCCTGATTTATAACGATCTCTCCATTATCTGTGCGTACATCGAGGCACTTCGAAACACCTTCGAACACCGTACCTTTAAACTATGGGCCTACGTGGATACCACCTATCCATCCTCTCCACAGGCCATGATTGACATGATCAATCGTGATGTGGATCGCGTCTTCTGTTTTACCAAATCCTGGAAGGATTCGCTGAAGGCCCAAGGAATCACTCGTCCCCTCGATGTCATGAATCATGGCATTGATCCGCAGATGTTTCGCCCCATTCCACGTGAGGTGGCGCGCCAGAACCTGGGCCTTCCCAAGGACATGTTCTTGTTTACTTCCGTGAATAAGAACATCCCGCGTAAGCGTCTGGACTTGGTGGTCATTGCGTTTGTGAAGCTGATTATCCGATTTCCGATGAAGCCCATTTTTCTGTTGATGGTGGCCGATCACGGCGATCGCGGCGGCTTTCAGCTCTTTAATATTTTCTCGAAAGAACTCAAGGCACACGGCGCATCCATTGACCTGTATGGCAATCGTCTGTTGATTACTGCGAAGGACACCTGTTACAAGGATGAGGACATCAATCTTCTCTACAATGCGGGTCATGCGGGTATTTCCTGCGCAGAAGGAGAGGGATTTGGCCTGTGTTCCTTTGAGCAGATGGCGGTAGGCGTTCCCCAGATCGCACCCGCGATCCATGGCTACACAGAGTATTGTACCGAGGAGAATTCCTTGCTTGTGAAGCCATCTTATCGTTGTTATGTCCCCTCTGCCTATCATTCCGTAGCAGGTGAGGCGCATATGGTTCGTCCTGAGGATGTGGCCGATGCGATGGAGCAGTATGTGGTAAATGAGGAATTGAGAACCCGTCATGGTCGTCTCGCCAAAGAGAAGGCTCTTTCCTATACCTGGGAGAAGTGTGCCGCACCCTTGGTAAAGCGTCTGAAGGCACTTCTGGAGGATGAGGATGATTAATATCGTTCATCCCATTCCTTTTCCGCCGCATGACAAATCGCACTCAATGACCAGGGTGGTAGAGGATCTCCTCGTGCGCGTCGAACCGCAAAGGTATCTTGTATCATTCGCATGATGGTCGTCGAATGGGTTTGCCAAAATACACGGGCAGTATAACGCTCAGTTGTATCATAAGGTATTTCATCCAGATTTCGAAAGAGCATCGCTCCCTTCACATTCTCATAAGCGAATCGAATGGAATAACTCCATTGACAATCATTTTCTTCATCATCGGAATCCCATACATTATTATGGCGTGTAAAATCCACGCGATAATAAGGATAGGCTAATTCGGTAATTCGCGCATGGATGGAACCAATTCTCTTAGGCATTCTACTACTCGATTTTTTTAGAAATTCATCAAAGACATAAAGGGATAAGATCATGTAGTGGATAGACATGGGTCGTTCTGAATCCGCATATTCCTTTGTGGGTTATTGTGTAAGGCTACAAGACTTGTTGGAGCAAATTCACGATGATGCGTCCCTAACGTATGTGTATGATACACTAACAGATTCAGACGTATTTATTGCCGATGAAAATGAGGAAGAGAATCATGACTATCTGAGGCAGATGAACAAACTCGAATGGAACGAGGAGAATTCGTGGGAATCAAACAAAGACATGCTCCTCACAAAAATGGCAAGACTGGTACATCATACCCTTCTGATTCCCGTCATAGAACTTGCCTCCAATACGCGATGGGGATACAATCGAGAGGGTGTTCACGGCGGATATCATCCTGTATGCGATCATTTCAGCGAGAGATTGAGCGATTTATATGAAAATTGTCCGCCGAATCATACCGTGGTATGGATCATAAGACAGTCGGGAGGCTAGTGATAAGATACCAGCCCGATGGAATGGACTTGTTTGCGCTCTCTATGAGAAAGCGTGGAAGGAACATAGGATACACGGAGATCGGCCAAACACATGAGCCAACACCCTTCTGGGGCACCACAAGGATAGAAGGAATGAACTCTCTGAAATCCACGATGTTCGTACATGCGAATCGCGGATTCATTGGAAACATTCACAGATAACCAAACCAATAAAGATCGTTGAAAGAGGGCGTGAAGGGTTTCTTTCAACAATCGTGATCCAATCCCGCGACCTTGGCACGCGGGCGAGACGCCAAAAAAGGCGAGTTCAAGACTCCCTGACCGAAAGGGGAGGATCGTATCATCGAGTATAGTCGTCATCGGAGGACAACAGACGGTAAACCCGAGAATGCGTTCGTTTTCTACAGCTACAAAGGATAACTCTAAAAAACAGACGTCTAAGGCGTACTCAAGTTGTGGCAGTTCATCTTCTGGACGAAAGAGATGCGCACCTAACGCAAGTACATCAGAAAAATCGGAAGGCTGTAATGGGCGAAGAATCATGGCTTATTTCATTCGGTTCTATGAAGGGTCCAGATAAAAATTGAAGTATGGAACGCCTTGATGGTAAGGGCTGACGAGATCCATTCCATCTCTCTTATTCGTGAAACACCATGTTTTCCATGTTCTGGGTCGTTTTCTCTACCATCGTTGCGCTTGCGTGGAGCATCCCCTTCTTGATTGCGCCGATCATCGGTCTTCGATTCTACATCATCTCCGAGAGCAGAGTGATCAAATTGCTGAAGCGACTTCCGAAATACTCCTCTCTGATAAACAATGACAACCCTGATGGGTGGATTGTGGGTTGGCCCTTTATTGGATACATTGAATCCTCGGGGGAATCTCGGGGCCGAGCAGGCGACGGATCACGCCTGTATCTCTTTACCACCATTCGATATTACACCAAAAAAATGAAAGAGATCGATTCCATTGACTCCTCGGAAGAGGAATCCTCCGCGACCGATGATGAATCATCTTCTAAGGGTGACAAATGCGAAATTTGCTTATTTGATCGCGAAGGCTCTTATACCAACATTTACTATATGCGTCGATATCTGGAGGTGCGTTCCTTTGAGGCGCGAAAGAATCAACAGAAGATCATTGATCAAATCATCGAATTCTACGATTCTCGTCGTCATGCGGTGGCGATCTTGTATGGAGAAAAGGGCGTCGGTAAATCCATGATCCCCATTCTTCTCGCAAAATCCCTCATGAAACGCTCGACCTCTTCCGATACACCCTGTGTCAATTTCTGCGACACCCATAAACCCACCGATCCTGGCGATCATTTCAATAATCTCTATCAGCGCGTGGATCCGACGAAACAAAATCCGCTTGTGGTGGTATTTGAAGAATTCGATGGAATGATCCATGGAATTCATCACCAGACCATCAAGCGACATGACGATGTGACGACGGCGGTATGTGACAAATCGACCTGGAATCAATTCATGGATCGCTTTGATCGCGGATACTATCCGTGGACGATCCTACTCATGACCACCAATCATCACCCTGATACCATTGATCGAATGGATCCTTCCTATATTCGCACGGGACGAGTCAATCTCACTTTTGAGGTAATACTCGACCCGTCTTCGTAAATCTATCTCCCGTTCCGTTTCCTCCTATTTTTTATGAAAAATTGACCCAATCGATCCGGTTCAAGTATATAATTGCGCCATAATGGACATTCACGAACACGATCGTATTCTACATCTTATTTATCAAAAGGCCCTTTCGGATGTCCCCGAGTCCATTCTACAAATCTGTGATCGGTACGAGGGGGCGATTTCTGGACGAATCGGTTGTAATTTTCCAATGGAGTTTGTACAACAGCATTTTCCGAAGCATGAACTTTTACAAAAACACCCACGTGCGGTCTATGTGATTGTTTATAAAAAAGGGGACTCCCTTACAAAAAAACATGAACTACAACATGCCTATTATTATATGAATGATTCGTTCAGAAAGCAGGTTCAATTGTTATGGAAATCCATTCATCCACGTTCTCAGACGCAGATTGAGACCCTATTGAAGAAGATGGGATATCCTGAGCATGTATGGATGGATGAGTTTCAGGCATATTATTATACGGAGCCGTCCCTCTTTGGTAAGATCCACATACAATGATGGTTCCCGTGGTCATTTCCTCCATGGGAATACTTACCTCGCAATGTTCAATCCAAATGATCCAGTCCATCCGTTTTTTCTTTTCACAGTACATGATTCCTCTTCTCTCTTTTTAGGCACGATTTCATTCAATTTTTATAGATCCGCCTCCATCCGGTTCATGTGAACGGAAGAAAGCGAAATAACTTCTTAAAGGAACATAGGAATGAAGTCAATTCATTTATCGGCATGGCTGGAAGGCATTCTGTTTGTGATCCTGTTAGGTCTTCTTTTATGGGGCATTCAGAAATGTTCTATGAGCATCGACGGTTTCGCAAATCCGCCCTCTACCCAGTATCAAACCGAGAAAGAGTACAAGATTCAAGCAAAGGCGATTTCAGATCGTTATACCCCCCTTTCAGGCGCAAAGCGCCCCGTGATCGATGCCATTGAAAGCAGTCATATGCCCGAATCCCATCAATGCCTCGTAAATTTCTACGCACTTGGATGTCGTTTTCCAGGATTCATTGGACCCAAAGAAAATGGATACATGGATCTTGATTTGGGTGTACAAACCGCCGTGGCGGCAGGATGTCGTGTCTTTGTATTAGACATTGATTATATTCCCTCATGCGGTAGTTCTGACAAGGCCTTTCCCCAACTCGTGGTGCGAGACATTCAAGGCAAACTACAAATCAATGAAAACTCAAATATGCCCTTATGTAATAACGAAAAAGCATCCAATCTGAAAACACTCTGTGAACGTATCAATACGTATGCGTTTTCTTCTTCGGCACAGAATGCCTCGGATCCATTGATTCTTGTTCTCTATTTTCACCGTGTTCCTCAAGGATCCTATAAATCCAAGGAGGTACTGGATTACTACTCGAAGGTGGCTCGCGCACTCGCCCCCTTGAAGAATCGATTTCTGAAGAACGAAATGGAGGGTGGAACCTATTACCGACAAAAGCAAGAAGGGCGTCTTTTGATGAATCCAATTACGACCTATAACGGTAAGGTACTTGTATTTACGAACGCAAACACCTCTGGATTTCGAGAGGTCCAGACCTATTCCTCCTACGAGGATTTGGATTACATTACCAATCTACGATTGTCCTATACCCAAACAAAATTGGGTGTTACGGAGAACGACTCGGGTTCCACATTCGGTGTTCTTCAAACCGTGGACGATTATTTAAATACACCCCCTGATCGAACGGATCAGATCGTGGAACAAACAAAGATGCGGTGGTCCATTTGTTTTCCACGTGAACCATTGGACTCGGTCCCCGCAGATCAGTTCATCAAACTGAGTAAATCATTCGGTGTTCACTGTGTACCCGCATTATTGTTTGACTCCGAGGACAAGAATGGGTATCTGTTTCAAGATCAAACCTTCAGAAAGCACGCATTTGTACCCAAACCGGTCGAGCTTCGCTACGTGAAACCACCGACGGTTACACCCGCGGAGCCCAATCCATCGATGAATGCCAATCAGGGCAAGCTCCGCGCTCCTCAACTCAACTAAATGGATGCCCCATTCCATCTGCGTACATAAAAATTGAATTCTTTCCGCCCCAAAAGAAGAGAGGGACGAGACACATGGCGACTACCAAGCAACAAGCACTTCAGGTTTTGGAACAACATGAAATGGATGTGGAACGTCTACGAATGATCTTATCACGCTCTCCAAATCAATTATTGACCTTGGTCGATAGCGTGGACGCGGAAGAATGGGAGTTTACTCTACGACGCCGTTGTCACCTCTTTCTTATGGCAAAAAATAAATACATGAAACGGTATGAAGTCATTGACTCCACCTCGAAATAAGAGGAAGGCGAAGAATAAATCCTCATAAAAGAAACAAAGAATACAATAGGAGGGAAATGGACTCTACATTGGATCATGAAATTCATCATGCGGTACAGCAGTTGAATGCCAAACAAGTAGAAAAACAGATTGCATTAATAAAACACGCTTCCGAGATTGCGCAGGATCGAATTGATTATCATGTCGCACATGATGATCATATTTTGCGTGCGATCGAAATTGTGGAGGACTTTTTACGAAAACGCCATCGTATTTGCTATGGTGGCCAAGCCATTAACGCACATTTGCCTGATGTGCATAAAATCTATGATCCAGAATACTCCATTCCAGATTATGATTTTTTTTCACCGAAACCCGAGGCGGATATCGAGATGATTGTCCATGACTTGAAACGAGCAGGATTTGATGAGATTTCTGCGCGTGAAGGAATGCATGAAGGAACCGTGAAGATCTATGTGGAATACATTCCTGTTGCGGACATTACCGCCATGGACCCGAAGCTGTATCGCATTCTTTCGAAGCGTGAATTTCGCCGTGATGGAATCTCCTACCTGGATGCGAATACCCTGCGAATGCTCATGTATTTGGAACTCAGTCGACCACGCGGTGAAGTCTCACGATGGCCAAAAATTTACGAGCGTCTCATGCTTTTTAATGAATACGTGTCGCGTAATCAATGCCGTATCGCACAGGATCCGTTCAATGGTACCATGACCAAAGAGCAAGTCGAGTTTACACTCAATTACATCATCGAGCAAAAGCGTGTATTCGCAGGCGGCGACTTAATCCAATTTTATCGTCAGGTGGTCCATCGTGGAACGAAACACATGGACTGGATTCTTCGAAGCAAGAAACCGATTCTCTTTTATTCCCCTGAACCAGAGAAGGACGCTCAAATTCTACAAAATGAGTATAATTTCATCATTAAACAGACGTATTTAAATCAAGAACTGAATCGACGAAAACAACAACTGGTGACCATTCGATCACATGAGTCCAAGGCATCGGATATAATTCCATCGATGAAAATCATTGGTCGAGGGAAACAGGCCCTTGTCTTTATCATTCATCAGACAGCCTGTCATTCGTATATCAACATTCCCATGCGAAAAGATAAAATCCTTCGTATTGCCTCAATGGATACCCTCATTACGCTTTATTTCAGCCTCGGTCTTTTTAAAAGCAACTATTTCGACATGGGATCCCTGGAATGTATGGCCAATCAATTGATTCAAATAAATATGAATGCGCGATCCAAATCGGACTCCTTTGTTCTTCCTTTTGTTTCCGTGATTTGTTCAGGACACCAGACTTCGCTACCCTCTCTCATTCGTGCCAAGGTACAACGTATCATGACAAAAAAGAAGGCAATGGACCAGGTAGACAAAAAAGCGTCTCTTTCTAAAAAACGAAACCATCCAACGGTGAAACAAACCAATAAAAGAGCCAATAAGAAATTACTTACACTTAGTAAGATTGAGCAAGTGCTACTAAAATAATTAACGTAAATTGCGATTGATTTGGTCAAACAGTTGTTTCATTTCCACATACGACTTCTGATTGGTCTTGTATTTCTTGTATTTTTCTGGATCATCTTTCTTCATCTTCTCCAGCGCATCGGCTCCTGCGGGTAATGTAAATTTACCCACAAGATCATCGAGGGGAAGATCCAGGCTCTTTAACATGTCACCGCTCTGTGCCTGATTCTGAATACGATCCGATTCGGAACGAAGTGAGGCGTTGGTTTGAAGCGCGCGCTGTAATCCCGTATTTCCGAGAAGTTGATTCATCTTATCGACAAGCTCTCCTTTTCCTTTTGCGGATTGTTTGGTTTGTGCGGCCGCAATTCGCTCCAAAAAAGCGGGATCATCTAAACACGCCGCAAACGCGGCACACTGATCCGAGGAGGCAAACCCTTCGACGCGAAATCCCTCTC